AAGAATCCCTTGTGCCGGGCTGGTGTAGCTCTGCGCAAGGGATTTTCTGTTATTCCAGGTCTAGTGCTTGTTCAGCTGCCGGAATCTTCTCAGGATGTTCCAGCAGCCATGCAATAAATCGGTCAATCTTGGCTCTCTCTTGTTCACTCATTGTGGCATATCCTCCCGATTGGTAAGTACGGACGTTCATTTGATATGATTATACATCTTTCAGTTGTGTAGTCAATACTATTTTAACAACTTCGTAAAAATTGAACGTTTTCTTCGCATCCATTACTTCACATCGGGGAAGCCACGAGTGTTTAAGTCAAAAGGGACAACGCCTATCCATCTTTCCTCCAATCACAGCTCTACGAGCTGTCCGTCAATGCGTTCGATACTGTCTGCTGGGTCACGTCCATCGTCTAAGGCGGCTACGGCACGTTCCAGGATGCCTTTTGCTTCGAGGTAAGCATCTTTATCAGCTTCGTACCCAGAAAGGCTCAGTACAAGCTCCAGCGTCCGTCTGCGGGCATATGGAATAATCAGAGTATCTACGGTTCGTTTCATTAGCTTTCCTCCCACGGTTCAGGTGTGTGCGGTTGCCCATCGGGAACGCTTGCAGGCATTCCGTCGATGATCGGCATACGTTCATGGTTCCAGATTACAGTTTCTTTCATTTTTGTTCCACTCCTCTTTGGAATTTTTTGACAATACAGTTATAACACAGGCTGCTGTTGGTTCTCCATAGCAGCTTTTTCCATTTTTTGGCTTGTCGAATCCAGCAGTTTTGCCGGATTTTGTTGAAAGGGTGAGAATTTGTGGATGAATATTTAGTAAGAACAGCCAAAGCATTGGAGATAGCTCGAATGCGTTCCGGCTTGAGCCAGCAGAAGTTGGCAGCACGGATGGGCGTGAATCGTGGCACGATTGCCAACTGGGAGCAAGGTCTGGCAGCCATTTCCCTGCCGATGGCTATGCGCTGGTTCACCTGCTGCGGCGTATCGGTGGCTCGATACATGGACGCTTGCATTCATCCGGGACTGCTGGAGCATCTGGAAGATGGCCTTTCCGATTTGGAGAAACGGAAGGTTCTCATAGATGCTATGATGGAGTGTTCCTCCTACGAAATAGATGCCCTGTTATACATCCGGTACGGAGATCACGGCTCAGACCACATCGGCGTGCTGACGGAGATTCTGGCAAACCTCCACACGCCGTTGAAGGACAGGGTCGCTGTTTGCCGGATGGTGTCTGGTAGCTATAAGATGGCGCAGGCTACCGGAACAGACTCAGACCCGAACGGAACCGCCCCAAAGATGGAGATTCTCTATCAGGCACAGGACGCTGGAACGGAAGCGGCCATGAAGTCCAATGATTCCTATACCGTGAATCCAAATAACATAAGTGGCTGATTGTCGAATTATCGCAGTTTTTGAAGAACATTTTGTCCACGTTCATCCACTTTTTGTACACCTATCGGGTAAATTCACCTTGTCAATCCGTCCCCCATAGTCTGTAAATCGGCAATATTTGCGCGGAATAAATAACGAATTATCGTCAATCTATTACCTGTGATTGGTTGGCTTGTCAATCCGTCCCCCATAACATTGACTTAAAATTTTTTCATCCACTTTTTGTACACGTTAGGTAAACCTAACCGTTAAGCGTTTCAACCTTTCGGATGCTGAACATCTGTTTATTTAGCAATATTCGCTTTGTGTTTTCCACTTTTTAAGAGAGAAAGAAAAGATTTTGTGGAAAATTTTCTTCTTCTGCTATTAGTAGAAGTTATTTTATTATCCTGTTAATAATCTTGTTTTATATAATGTAAAGAGGTGTACAAAAAATGGATATAGGTGTACAGATTGTGGAAATAGGTGTACGAAATGTGGACAGTTAGGTGTACAAGAAGTGGAAATAGGTGTACGTTTGTTATTGATTTGTACACCTATCTGTGATATACTCTTATACGAGAGGAGGCGTGATAAGATTGTCTGATATTAAAGGCGGGAACTTGGTTGAAAAAAGCAGACAGCTTGTTTGGGCAAAGTTTACTGACTATACAGCAGGAGAGCTTCGGTTGCTTGAAGTGTATCTTAGCCGTATCAATCCGAGAGACCCTGAAACTTCAACGGTTCAGTTTACGTTACAAGAGTATTGCGAATTTTTGGGGTTGAAAATCAACTCTAGGAATTTGAAAGCGCAGGTCAAGCATTTCATCGACAACTCCGTTGAAGTTCCTAGAGGTGACGGTTCAGGCTCGTTTGACTTGTATCCCCTGTTCAGTAGAGCAACTGTAAACTTTGAGCCTAGTTTGATGAATATTACTGTGTCGTTATGTTGTAACCCGCTTCTGCAACCTGTTTTCTTCGACATTGCGGAGCGTGGATATGTCAAGTATCGCTTACGCTACACAGCGAATATGAAATCGCAGTATAGTATTTTGCTGTATTCAATTCTCCGAGAGTTCATCGGACGTGGCGTGAGCCAGCCCGAAATTACGTTGGATAGATTAAGGGAACAGCTTGGTGCAAGAGAACCTAGCTATCAAGAGTTCAAGCATCTTAGGCGGCGTGTCATTGATATTGCGGTAGCTGAAATAAACGAAGTATCAGACCTGTGCGTTGAATATGACAAGGTCATGAGAGGCCGCAATGCGGTTGCTGTGAAGTTCAATGTAGCTTTCAAGTCTAATGAGCCAGTCATAGACGTGGAAGCTAATGAGGTTGAAAGCGTAGAGCTAAAAGATGTTCCAGAGAGCCAACGACCTGCCAGAAAGCCCCGCAGCGGCGCATACAAGGATGTGGATTGGGCATCTATTGCGCCGGAGATGTCTAAAAGCCAGTGTATCTTGACCGCAAAGCTGGTTGCAAAGAGATTGCCGGAGAAATATCCGAACATCAAGCCTAAAAAGAAAAAAGAAGCTGTTGTGAACATCATTGAGAATGCATACAGGGTTCTTGTCAGCGAGCGACTTGATAGGATTGAAAAAGACCCAGGCGCTTATATTTACTCAATTTTGAAAGAAGCAGACCTTGACGATTATGCTACGTTTGACGATAGCTTCTTAAAGTAGTTGGATGTAGCTCATTGAGCAGATGATGCAGAAAGGAGAAGTTATGAGACTGATTGACGCAGACAAGCTAAGAGATTATCTGCAAAACCATTACAACGAAGTGGAAGCACTTCACCGTCCGAATGACAGCGAGTATCTTTGTGGAATTGGGACTTGTCTTGATTCTATTGACGCAGATGGCTTTGACGTGCCAGACAGCTATCCAGCTTGGATAAGCGTAAAGAATCAGTTTCCAGAAGAATTGGAAAACGTAATTGTTTTTACGGAAGGGTGCGTTGATGTTGGGTATTTAACCAAAGACGGATTCGGAAAAAGGCAATGGGAAACAGATTCTCTCGATGAATGGGGGGATAGAGAAGTCCTTAAAGACGTAACTCATTGGATGCCGCTTCCTGACGAACCGAAAGAATAAAGAAAGAGTGATAAAATGGCAAAAATCATAGCTGTCGCCAACCAGAAGGGCGGCACAGGAAAAACCACCACAAGCACCTGTCTCGCTGGTGCGTTGCAGTTGCTTGGCAAGAAAGTTTTGCTGGTGGACTGCGATGCCCAGTGCAACGCAACGGACACCTACGGCGCACAGACAGAGGACGTATGCACCCTGTTTGATGTGATGACCCGGCAGGGCACGGTCGAAGAAGGAATCCAGCACTGCGAAGCCGGTGACATTCTGCCGTCTGATAACGCATTGAAGGACATTGACGAGCAGCTTGTCCGGGACATGGGCAAGAACTTCCGGCTGCGAGAAGCCCTTGAAAGCGTGTCTGAGAAGTACGATTACATTGTGCTGGACACTCCCCCGCAGCTTGGTCTTGCGCTTGTGAACGCACTGATCGCCGCCAACAGCATTATCGTGCCCATCACAGCAGACCGATATGCACTGGCTGGTTTGAGCCAGCTTTCGCAGACCATCGGCGATGTTCGCAGATATTTCAATCCGACTTTGAAGATTGAAGGATTGCTTCTGAATCAGTACAAGAGCCGTGAGAACCTGTCCAAAGAGGTTGTGGAGCAGCTCCCTGTGATTGCACAGAGCATGGGTACAACCTTGCTGGACGTGAAGATTAGACCGTCTATGGGCGTTCGTAAGGCTCAAGCAGAGCGACACAGCTTGTTTAACGGTGACACGGCAAAGAGTACCAGCGCAGAGGATTTCAAGGCGTTGGCGCAGTATATCGTGGGAGGTAAGGGCTGATGAAATCAACCAGCAAAAAATCCACAGGCTTGCTTGGCGGGTTTGATTTTCAGCCTATTTTTTCGGAACAGACATTAAGCCGAAGTGAGCCAAAGGAAGAAGAAGTAAGCCAAGCAAAGCCGAACGAAGTCGAACAAGCACCGATTAAGCCCAATGAAGTCATAGACGGCCGTGCGCAGCCTAATGAAGCACAGTTAAGCGATATTAAGCCGAAGAAGGCCAAAGACAGCGAAACACAGCCTAATAATGCCGTAGTAAGCGAAAGTAAGCCAAAGAAGCTGAAACAGGCAAAAGAAGTTCAACGTCTTATCGAACAAGGCGATGTTCCCGGTGCACTAGCCGAAGCTGGCTTGACAAAGAAAAAAATCCCGATGCCGGAATCGCATCAGGGCGTTGCAAGCGGAGATGGAAAGCGTTCCAAGCGCATTACAATCCTTATGAGCGAGGAGGAACGCAAGTACGTCAACCGTGAAGCAAGACGGCACGGAATGACAATTGGACAGTTCGTGTACGCTCTGGCAGTTGCAGCGGCAGATGGGAAGATTGAGCTGGAGGATTTTCTTGAAGATTGAACAGCAAATAAAAAACACGCATTTTCTAACGAATTGACGTTGAAATGCGTGTAGTTTTCGTGCTATTGACATTCATGCTAGCAAGTGTTATACTATTATTGCTAGCCAACAAAGGAGGGATTGAGTTGGCTAAAAGTAGCGCAGAGTATTATCGAAAGCGTCGTGAAACCATCGGTCAGTTCAGTGTTCCAATTCCGAGAGAGAAGCTCGATGCTTTAACGGCAAAGTTAAAGGAACAAGGGAAAACAAAGACCAAATGGCTTAACGAGATGATAGATAAAGAACTTGAGCAATAAAAAATCCCCTAAACTGTTCGTAACTTGGCGGTCTCAGACAGTTTAAGGGATTACACTCCATACAACTATGGATGATAAATCCATTATATCATCTTCATGGTTGTATTACAAACAATATTTTGTGGTAAAGCCAATGAACATTCCAGCAACGAAAGAAGAGATTCTCGAAAATTTCAAGCAAAACAGCAACGGCCGTCCGCTCAACAAGGATGATTATGAGATTGCAGAAGCATTATCTCGAATCACTTACAAGGCGTATGAGGTCGGCATGGAAGATGCCAAACAGTTAAATATGGAGGATATGATGGATAACAAGAGATGTAACGCACTCCACGTTTTTAAGAGCAAGGCCTTTGGTCAGCTTCGCACAATTGAAGAAGATGGTAAGATTCTTTTCTGTGCTTCTGACGTGGCAAAGGCGTTGGGATATAGCAATCCGAGAGATGCAATTTCCCGCCATTGCAGGGGTGTCGTGAAACGCGACGCCCCTACACAGGGAGGAGTCCAAGCAATCGCTTTCATCCCAGAGGGAGATGTTTACCGTCTTATCACCCACAGCAAGTTGCCCAGCGCAGAGAGGTTCGAGAGTTGGGTTTTCGATGACGTCCTTCCGTCTCTCCGCAAGAACGGCTATTACAGCCTTGCTCCGCAGGAGAACAAGCCCGACACGCAGAACGATGCAATCTTGCAAGTGCTGATGAAGAACACGGAAGTCCTGCAAGCCATCGTTCAGCAGAACCAGCAGATTATGATTGCACTTACCAACCTGTCTGTCAACGATGCAAAGCGCACGATGGAAATTCAGCCTTACACTTCCCATCAGGGGCAGAAGGGAGACGGCAAACGTAGTAAGCGAATCACAATCCTTATGAGCGACAGCGAGCGGACATTTGTTACAAGAGAAGCACGAAAGCACGGATTCACGGCAGGGGAGTACATCTATAACCTGTCCGTTGCAGCATCGAAAGACCAGATTGACTTAGGCTGATTGGCTCTGTTCATAACTGAATTTTCAGCGCTGATAGTAAATAAAGAGGGGGTCTGTCCAATTTTGGACAAATCCCCTCTTCTGTTTTACTTATCAGCAATGCAATCCCAGTAGAGATATGCCTTGCCGTCTGCGGCATCTGCATCCTCAAGGAACGCCTTTGCCATGTCAGCGTAGAAACCCGGAGTGTCAACGGACTGACGCTTTGCGACCTGACAATAATCCGAGTACATCATGTTCATGACAGCCCAGAAATCGTTCGGGTCACAGGTGATATTGCGCTGTTTCGCAACGTCCTGCGTCTGCTCCAACGTCCAGTGACAGCCTTTCGTGCCATCAGCGTTCACCATGTTGTCGCACCATTCCTCAGCTTCATCGTGGGTGAGGTGCTGGCGGGGCATCTTGATGGAGCGGCTGTCTGCGCCGCCACGTTCATACTGCCCAGAGCGCTTGTCCCAGTCACCGTTCTGCGAGAAGCCGATTTGCGGCATCTTGCGCCCATACTCTACGTCAGGGTAACGGGGGATAGGGTAGGGGTCGATGTAGCGGTTCTCCTCCTGCGGATAATAGGGATAGCGGTCGTTGCCACCTTCCAGCTTGCGAAGACGGCGTTCCATCTCACGCTCCCTGCGGTCACGCTCTTCCTCAAGGCGGTCGCGCTCCGGCTCACGGTCTTTGTCGTGGTCACGGAGCATCATCATGCGGCGAAAATTGTTCTTACCCATAATCTACACCTCCTCAAGAAATGGACGCGGGTGTTCCAGCGTGGGAACGGCAGAAGCAGCCAAGATATTTGAACGTGCCGGTGCCAGTTGCAGACGTTACAACGCGGGTAGCGTAGCGGGTGCGAGTGTGGATACTCTCAGCGGTTGCCTGAGCGCAGTTGCAGTCGGTCAGAGGGTATGCGGTCGTCCCTGCACCGATGGTGATGACCACAGGGGCGTTGATGGTGGTCGTGTCCGGGATGCTCTGGGCAACCACGATGCAATACTTCTCTCCGTTCTGGTATGCGCCAGAAGGGATGTTGATGGTCAGCGTGTCATTGGCGAACGTCACCGACTGGCTCAATACCAGATGCGGGCAGAGTTTGCAGCTTGTTTTGCAAGCCATAATGTTTTCCTCCTAAAAAATCAGGGGCAGAGGTGTCTTACCCCTGCCCCGATGGTTCACCCGGTGTTATCGGGGAGTGTGTTGGTTAGCAGCAGCCGCAGCAGTTCACGCCAACGTTGGGGTTTGCCACCTGATAAGCGGGAATCGGACGAGGATTAACCCGGTTCAGGATGGTGTCGGTCTGGGCGTTCATCGCAGTGGTCAGAAGCGCATTCTGACGATCCTGAGAAGCGGCGAACTTCAGGCTCTGGTTCTCAGCGGTCAGAGTGGCAATCTTATCCTGCGTGAAGTAGTCCATCATGCTGCGGAAGTTGGCGTTGCAGTTGTCCACGATGGCGCGGGCGTTGTCTGCGATAGCCTGACGGGTAGCGCAGTCCTCCGTTGCGATGGTGTACTTCAGGTCGCCAATGAGCTGTTTGTTCTCGCAGCAGCAAGATGCAAGCTGCGTAGCAAGAGCAGTCTGGCCAGCCTGCCGTGCGTTGCCCTCCTGCATGATGGCAAGGCTGATGGCGTTGTCACCGTTGGACACGCTGCGTTCCAGACCGTTCACGAGCTGTGCGTTCTGGTAGCCAAGCTGGCAGATGGCGCTGTTCACGCCTGCAAAGCCGTTCGCGATGTTGGTGTTTACGCCGTTCATCTGCGCCAGCTGGTCATAGCCCAGAGAGCAGATACCACTCTGAATGCCAGCCAGAGAACGGGAGGTATCCTGCTGATAGAAGCCCTCAGACAGAGCCGCGCGGGTGTCTGCACCACCCTGACCGGTTGCGCCAGTGCCGACCAGATAGGGGATGTAGCTGTTCATGCCGTTGTCGCCGCCATTCCGGCCATAGCCGTTTGTGCCCCAGCCGAAGATGATAGCAAGGATAATAACAGCCCACAGACCCTCGTTGCCGAAGAATCCGCCATTGTTACTGCCGCCGTCCTGCCCAGCCAGATAGCCAGTTGCAAAATCGTCCATAACAAAACTCCTTTCAGTTTTGCGTTATGCTATCCCACCGCCGTATGCGATGGGCGAAGCCAAACAAAAGCGGTTTTTGTCAAGTCCGCAAAACTGAGAAGCGTTTCGCTTAGAGGGATGCGTTATTGGGGCAACGTCAGGTTCAAAGAACCAGCCAATTGGTTAAGGTCGATGTGATATTCTTTTGAAAGGTTTTCCGCTATTGTGCGAAGCTGCCTTTCGTTTTTCCCTTGTATTAGGGTCAGTCCGCGCATAAATGGTGCGCTCTGCCCGCCCAACTGCTGGATAAGCCCCATCGGGTTCTGCCCCGCACGAGCCAGATTTGCAAGCTGCATGATAGGGCTGTGCATAATCATGTCAAATGGAGAGGGCATCGCTTATTCTCCTTTCTTCGCTGCGGCAGTGGGCTTAGAAAAGCTCTTCTGCCATTTTTCCAGTTCATCCAGCCGATGCACAAGGGTGTTGTACTGCTCAATAGGCACATACTGCTGTGTCGGTGCAGCGGTTTGCTGTGCCTGTTGTGCCTGCATCTGCCGCCATGCTTCCGGGCTGTAAAACTCTAACACGTCAGATTCACAAGTATTTGGATTCAGACGTTTGCAGTAGATGACACCACTACGCAAATCCGGGCAATACGTCCATCTTCCGTACAGATCAGACGGTATCGCCAAAAATTCTTCCCTGCTGGAAACAGGTCTACCAAGCAACCAGCCGCCATCTTGTGCCGACTGCTGAACAGACTGTTGCCCATTCATCGGCTGCGGACGCTGCGGTTGTGACTGTTGCATCTGCGTGTTCGGTAGGGGAGTGACAAGCCCTACCGTGCCCATGCCGCCGTAAGGATTGACAGGCTGCTGCGGAAGGTAAGGCGTTCCGGGTGTCGGATAATAGCTCATAAAGCATCCCTCCTTGTGCTCCCAGTGTACCGCATCAGCAAAAAGCGGAGGACAACGAAGGTACAACGAAGGACAAAAAAAGAAAAGCGCCCACACGGAAAAATCCGCATAAGCGCTTAACTGTTAAGGGCACACACTTTGGAATGCAATGCTAAGATACCACATCATCCAATATATGGCAATGCTTTCGACAAAACTGGTGCGAATAAAACAAAATCCACCAGCCTAAAGCTGATGGATTATAAGTGAGCGAGTAATCGCCCTGCCGCCGAAGTGGCAAAATTGCGTCTCCCGCATGGTACGCACTGCAAGTAGGCGGGCAGGAGACTGGTCGGCGCCTATCTGGCGACCGCTTTTTTCATTCCCAGATAAAGCACTGGGCTAGCTGGCAAATATCCACCCTAATGCGCTTCTTCGAGAGGCCGGGTGGATTTGTTGATGTTATTATACCACAATTCGTGCAAAAAGAAAAGCGGCAGACCAGAAAGCCTGCCGCTTCAATGCGTTTCGTGAGAAATCGCACCCAATTAAGATTATTATACTATAATCCGTGCAAAAAGAAAACAGCGTAACCGTGATGGCTGGAACCCATCAAGATTACGCTGTAGACTGAGCCGTATAGAATTAATCTTCAAAAACTGATATAACTCTAAAGGCACTTTGATCGTGCTATATTATATCACACATCCAGCATTTTATCAATAATTTTCAGCCTATTGCCGATTGATGTCCGACAATACGGCACACGCGCTGCAATATCAACTTGGCATAGCTGGTCAACGTACCGCAACCGGGCGATTTTCCGGTCATACCTCCCAAGCGGCGCACGTTTTATCACAGCTTTTATCTGTTCTGCATTAAGCCCTTGCAACGCTGGCGGAAAGACTATGCGAGCCGCCGCCACAGGCAGCACCGAGCCAGAAAGGCTGCGGCAGCTGTCCGGCGTTGCGCACCATATTGCCAAGCACGGCAAACTGGTGACAAAACGTCACCATTTTGTTGACATTGCCGGGATGGTATGTTTTCGTGAGGCCGCGAAGACGTGCGCAGACCATTTTCGTGAGGTCACGAAATTGTTCTTGTACGGCGTACATTTTGTTGGTGTCAACAAAATGCTCGTATGTAGTGCTACTCATGGCTTTACTCCTTGCTATCCAAAACGGTTACTGCGTACACTCGGAGGCTTTCCAGCTTTTTGATAACGGCATTATAAGCTGCTTCCGTTGCGATGTGTGCGATGCACTCCAGCTCGTTGTCCTCTTTTGATGCAGCGACGATTTCATCCGCAGATATGCGTTTCATGGATTCGATCAAATCGAGCAAATCTTCGACATTTATTGCGTTCATGTGTTGTGCCTCCTTACAGTGTGATTTCCTCAGCGTTCGCCTTGTCCTCAGCATCCAGTGCATCGTAGTACGCCTGCGCAAGGGCTTCCACCTCTGCGATGTCATCCTCCGTCAGCAGGCCGCTGTCCAGATGGGTGTACGCCTTGTCCAGCCAGTATGCCACGTCGCGTCCTGCAGCGATTTCCCGCTTAATGGAGCGTAACGTCAGGTCGTGCCTGGCTTTGGATTTAATTGCCATAGTCAGTCCTCCTTAGGTCATGGACGCTACTGCGTCCTCAAGGCCAGTGATCCGCTTAATCGGGTCTGCGCGTCCCGTCACAGTCACGCTGTCTGCGTTGGTCAAGACGGTGTTAACACCGCTCAGAGCAGGGACTGGCTGTGCTCCGGTGGCGGTGAAGGGCACAGGCTCTGCCAGCTTGTAGGCGATTTGGACAGGGGTTCCGGCGGCGTACTGGGCGGCGAGATAGGATTTAAGCTCATCTATGCTTCCGGGGAAAGTAATAACTAGCGTTTCTTTATCGCTCTGAAAAGACACTGTATTATCCCTGTCTCCGCTTTGAGCATAAGAATACGCTTCGCTTTTGAAATGAGTGCATTTCCAGTTTTTAGCATATTCACTATTTTCGACGGTGGTCCGTGTTATATTTTTGATATTAACGCAGTAAAAAGTTCTATATTGGTTCGTTGATGCGTACCAACCATATGTATCGATAAGTGTAATTTCGTTCCATGCTTTCTCACAGCTCCCGCTCACTGCATCCACCGTGCCGCCGTAGATGGTGCGGGGCAGGGTAAGGGCGGAGGTTTGGCCGATGTAAGGGGTGTAGGCGGTGGGGGCGGTGGTTCCGGGGACAAGCACGATATTTTCAAATGTTATATCGGCATCTACCTCATCGATTCCACGAAAGACTATTACACTATATACAGCATCAAGTGGGACCGTAAAAGTCTTATTCTCATTACGCGACAAGTAAGTACCATCCTCAGCATAATATGCAACATTTATAGTGCCTAAAGTAAGTGCGTCCCCATCAAAACCAATTGAATAGGTTTCGCCCGGTGTAAGGATAACGCCAACACCAAGGCCATATCCGGGCGCTTTTGTCTTAAAGTGTAATCTTCCGTCGCTTATGGTATAGCTTTCGATAATACCTTCGCTAAAGTAGTTGTTTCCGCTTATGCCGACGGCCAGTACGTGTGGTTTAATGACTCGTTTTTCGCTATCAGAAAATGACTTGTTTCCGTCGTACAAAGCTAAATCAGCTCTAATATCAATCAAATTCTCCCCGCACCGCTCGACCGTCACGCTATCTCTGCCCTTAATCGGGCGGACATTGTCAGGTGATGGGTCACCGCTGCCCTCCTGCGTTGGCTCCCAGCTCACCTTACATCCCAGCGGATATCCCGCCACCGGATAGCACACAACAGGGTTCCCGGTCTCGTCCAGCGGCGGACAAAGCATATCCACGATGTGCTTGCTGCTCCAGGCGTCGAGCCCCACGGTGGCATCATCAATTTGTGTACCATCTTTGCCGTCTTTGCCATTTAAGACATCAATTGTTTTTGTACCGTCTTTGTCAGTGATGCTGACACGATGGCCATTTTCGATGTCGGTTACAGTTACAACTGGGGATTTCCCGTCATTGCCGGGCTCGCCTTTGAAGTTTCCGTTTGCGATGCCGTCTTTGAGCTCCTGCAGACTGCCAGCAGCTTCCTGAGCGCTCCTGTCTGCATCGCCTGCACTGGTGGTGGCTTCACTGGCAGCGGTCTGGGCGGCTTCTGTAGAGGCTTCCACCTGCTGGAGGGCCTTGTCCCTGGCTATGTCTACAGCCTGCGTGGCGGTGGTCTGCTTGTCACCGATGGCTTTCAGAGCGTCCTCTTTGGCGCTGATGGTGTCAGAAAGGGCCTGCCCGGACTTTTTGGCAGATGCCTCAGATTGCTGTGCTGCCGTCTGTGCATCGGTCTTGGCCTGCTCTGCGGCGGTGGCATCGGTGTGCACGGCATCCACCAGCTGCTGCCATGCAGGGGTGTCCGGCTCGGGCTCAGTGCCATCCTCTGTGCCGGAGTTGGCGCTGACACGATATCGCAGGTCTGCGCTGGTGACAGTCTTGGTGCCGTCGCTGCCTTCAAAGGTGATGCAGCCGTTGCCGGGCTGTGCGGTCACGCTGGCGGGTACGTCCACATAGCCGTCCACCACCAGCGAGGATGCCGGGTCTTTGCCGCCAGGCAGGTGCCAGAATGCGCGGATAGTCAGGCCCTCCCACTCGCCGGTTGCGGTGACGTTGAGCCGGTACACGCCCTTGTTTTTGGTGTAGCCAAAGCGCACCAGCTGCTCATAGCCCGGCACTTTGACGACGCCATTGGATGCGAGAGATACGCTTTGCTCGATCATAAATTACTCCTTGTTGATGGTAGGCTTCTTTTCTGCCAGTGCCTTTTTCATCATCCACACAGCCTTTTCAATGACGGCATCCAGTACTTCATCGGTGATGATGGGCTTGAGCCAGTCCGGCAGGGCGGAGCGGAGGGCTGCAAAGACCTGGGCCTTTTTCTTGGCACCCTGGCCGCTGCCCATGATGCTTTTTTCTGCCAGGGTCACCAGTTCCAGGGCCCAGGACTTGACGTACTGCTTGTAGCCCAGGCGGATGGCACCTACGGCCAGAGAGACAAAGCCAAGGGCCATCAGAACCAGGGCGACGGGTGCGGGGATAAAGTTAAGCATTGCTTCCATGTTTTGTTACTCCTTCCATGAGGTAATTATCAATTTTTTCCTTGCTGGCCTGCATAGCGGGCACGTTGTTTCCGGTCAGCTGTGCTTCCAGCAGGGCACGAACGGCTTCAAGCGTCAGGCGGTTTACTTCGTCGATTTCCCCGAAGCGGGACAAATCGCGCCCAAGCGCCAAAGAATGTTGCGCATAGCCCGTTTCTAGCGTTTGCAAGCGCTTGTCCATTTCGTCAAGCCGCTTGTTCTGCGCGTTGTCCGGCTCCTGCGCCTTTTTGATGTACTTGTGGATAATTTCCAGCACCTTGTCGATGGTGATGGCCGCGGCGCACAGGCTGCCCAGAATGCCCAGCACCCACAGCAAAGCTTCTTTTTCGGTCATTTGCCCTCCCGGAGACGGGTCAGACCCTTCTTGCGGATGATTTTCGGGTAGTTGAGGGTGGTCACATTGAGGTCTACGTTGCCCGTGATGCCCGGCACGCTGCCCTTGCTGGTGTGCTGGTGGGAGTTGTAGGCAAAGGTCACGGCAGGTGTCTTTCCTGTGTAGTCGGCCAGCCAGACGTCGTAGGGGCTGAGGGCAGCACCGCCCATATACAGGCGTGTCTTAGCAAAGCTGGTGTAGGTATAGAGCTGGGCATAAAAGCCCATGTCTTCCACCTTTTTCAGGGCGTAGGCTGTCAGGTCGGTCAACGCCTGCTTGCCAAGAACCCTGAATTTGTTGTCCTCCACGTCCACTGCCACAGGCATTTCCAGCGTCTTGCCACGCAGGGCGTCAGCCAGCAGGGAAAGTTCTGCATCGGCCATCGCCTCGCTGGTGGCGTAGGTGTAGTAATATACGCCCACCGCCAGGCCTGCCGCCTTTGCATGGCGGTAGTTTGCTTCAAAGGTCGGGTCGATGTATAGGCCGTCTGCTCGCTTGGAGATCCTGCGGTTTGTGCTGACGGTCTTGAGCATGACACCCTGATAGCCAGCGGCCTTGACCTTCTTCCAGCCCTCCGGTGTAATGCTGCCCTGATACCGGCTTACGTCGATATAGCGATAGGGCGGTGCTCCCGTCCACTCGGTCACAGATGCCATTGTGTCCTCCTGTTCTGCCTGTTCTTCCGCCAAAGCGGCAAAGAACCGGCTCAAAAAGTTGAAAAGTGCGGTCAAAAATGTGTTGTTTATTGCGATCACCCCCAATGTCCAAGAGTAGGCATTAAGTGCCATGGGCGGCCTCCTGCTGGGCCAGCAGCTCGGTCAGCTCTTTGTACTCGGCTTCGGTGATGCGGCCGAGGGCGTAAAACACGTCCAGCTTGTCCGCAAGGCCAGCGGTCTGGCCGCGCTCGATCAGGCGTTTACAGATACGATACAACATAGTTTTTACCTCCTTATGTGGTGGTGTCAGTGGTGGTGTCGTCGGTCATCCCCAGTTCCAGCAGGGCGACGCGGTATTCATGATCTACCGCCAGGGCATCCGTGTCCGCCTGCGCGGCCTGAGTCTCGGTCAGCAGGTCCGCGAGGGTGGGGTAGTGGTAGCCGGTGACCCAAAAAGTGATACTCGCATTTGTTGACTTTTCAAGCTGAAAGTGCAGAGTACCCTCCGACCGGAACGTAGTTGTGGAGTAAGTAGCGACGGCGGAAGCGTCAAGGTTGTGATAAGTCGACCCGCCGCGTGCAATATCGACTTCGGTACCATCGCCGCGTTCCGATTTAGATTTGATATGCACATAATCCACGCCATCGGGAATCTGGATGTCGTAAGACCGAATCATATTGTGGCTCGAGGCAGCGGCAGTCACCGTAGTGTTCCACACCAGCCGGGGCTCCGACTTTACCGCCACGGCGGCAGCGATCTTGTCATTGAGCGTTTTGGCGCTGAGGGTGCCGTCCTCGTCCACGTCCAGATAGTCGCCCACCTTCACGCCGCCAAGCACGGCAGCAGTGGCGGGGCGAAGGGGCATGTACTGTTCAAGCAGCTTCCTGATCTGGTCCTGCGTCAGGTAGTCTGACAGGTCCACCTCTTTGCGGGTATCGACCCACACGCCGGTGTCACCGTCCCACGTCCAGATGGTGTCGGTCGTGCCGACCACTGCCCACCAGCCATTTTCGCCTATGGGAACAGCGGCTTTCAGAGCTTCCGGCGTGGCGTACCACCCCTGTGCACCGATGGTGATGGTGCGGACCTGCTCAAAGTATTCTTTTGTGCCCTGCAAATAAGTAGCAGACTGAGATTCCGAACGCTTTGAATTGGTTTCGCTTGTCTTGGCAGCAGCAGCAGACAAAGCTGCATTTTCAGAGTCCGCTTTTACAATTGCAGAAACATCTTTTGCGGCATTTTTTGCAGCCTGTTCTGCTTTTGCACGTTCTTCCGCAGCGGATTGTGCCGCAGAAACGGCTTCTTCTTTTGCGTTGATGGCACCTGCAACTGTGCTCAACTCATTTAAAGTGGATGCGTTGATCGGTGTGCCGTTCTTTATGGGTTCGTCGTTTCGGACGAGCGTTACAACTTCAGACGACCCATCCTCACGGACTAACGTCCACCTGCCAGGATATTTTGATATGCGGTCTTCAAAAACCATATTGGTCCTCCCCAGCCATGTATTCGCCAGAAAAAGTAACGTAAGTTTTGGCGATTGATTCTATGTCTGACAAAATGCTTTCAAGTTGGTTCATTGTCTCAAATCCGAGCCTATCCATAGACGTAGGTGTCGGCGCAGTTTTGGCATCTCCTGAGTTTTTAGAACGAATAGATTCGATATTCGACAGCCACCTAGTAGCATCTGACGTGGTAAGATACCCGTTTATGTCCCAGTCCGTCTTGACATCTACGTCCGCACCGAGAAGTGAAGCAAGCTCTGATATGCCGGTTTCTATTCTCGAAAAATCTCTGTAGTCAAGAGCCCCTTTCATACCGGAAAGCCACTCCGCTTTTTCCTCATCCGTCCAGGTCCCGTTCACGGCTTTGCCGTAAATGAACTTTAGGCGGTCAACATCGTCTTGGCTTCTGTCTGTAATCCAAATCGCCATAGTCCCTCCTTAAAGCAAAATCTTTTTGCCGTTGCCGACTTTAGTCGTGGACGGAAGCGTGAAAGCAGGGCTGAACTTGTTAGAGCTCCAAGCATTGTACTGCTCTGTGAGGAAAAAAATCCTACCTGCACTAGACGTTCCAAGACTGTAAGTCCCAACGAGTTGGCCCACGATATGGTTTCCATCAAAATCTCGCCATGCAGGGGAACGTGACCATCTGCGGATAAGACGATTGACGGAATCATCATAAGACTGAACAAAAACATTTCGGGTTTGCTTTGGTAGTACAGAACCTTCTTTTTTGAAAAATGGGTTACTGCCATTTACATAAACATCTGCGTTTTTGTCTTCCGGGTCAAACATCTCATAAATAGACGGGAGAAAAACACTGCGAGAAAGCGTTCTGATTTCCGTAGTGCTACCACCTACCGTGTAATAGAAAGAGGTAAGCCCCATTGCGGACTTGACGGTATCGCTAAATCTGTTTGCGTAATCTCCCTTCAACAGCCTGTCGATGGAGCTTCCGTCGTATGTATTGACGTGCGTCTGGTTCCACACTGTTTCAGCAAGAGGTTCTTTCCTGATAAGAAGTGTTCTTCCGGGACCATTTAAGCCAGGCTCATACTCATGTTTTGCAACAACAAACTCCACATCCGCACCACTTTCTTGAATGTAAACAGACGATCCTTCCGGCATATCCGACAAAGACGGAGCCTGACTGATAACGTTGCACTTTGCAGATACGGAAGATACGAAGGCTGTGACTACGGCATCTCCACTGGAAACAAAAGAAATGTCGCAAGCAGAAACGCCGCCTTTATTGGAAACGACGGAAATGGAAACAACGCCGGGAGGAGATGCTTCCCATCCGATTGCTGGAGAATCCTCTGAGGAAGGAACAAGCGTTGCGGTTAGCCGAACGGTCTCTCCAGGAGCCACAAAAACGGAACCCTTGTCAAGTCTAAGGGCACTCGCGCTTTCCACCATATATCCTTCCATCGTCCCTTTAAAACAACCATTAAAGGTATACTTGGCATCCGTAACGAGAACATTCGATGCATATCCAAACTGATGGTTTGCTCTAACAAAAGACAACGCATCAATATGGGGGCTTGCACGAAATTCCAAGTTTACCTTTCTTCTGTTAGAAAGAAGTGCGTATGTTTCGGTCAACGCATTTTTTGCGCTAGAAGATACAGATTTCGATATAAGCGGATTGTTGATGCTTTGGGTCGCTCCGTTCCCACTAGCTCCGGCTGGATAAAAAACGGATTCGCCGCCAACCTTGCACGATACGTTTTTTATTTTTGTCGAAAACGTTATTTCTGGGTATTTAAAGCTATTCAAAAGCGATATTTCCTCGATACCAGACCTCGTGACTGGAACAAGAGGGACACGTTCAATGTGAATGACCCCATCTCTGGATTGGTAAAGAGCCATCCCGGCTGCGTTTGCGGCAAGCTGAAGGACGTCTGCGTTTTTGTAGGAAGAAGTATCGGAGGAAATGTCGCAAGAATAGTTCTTTAATTCTTCCGAAATTTCGTAAGATATTCCGGAAACATCCAGAAGTTCCAACGCATCAAAGCACATCTGATAAAGCGTTCCGCTCGTGTGCCCAGTATAGATGGAATCTTGGAGGAAAGACAAAGCGTCCCTGGCATCAAACGACGCCGTTATGCCATTTGCTGGAATTGTCCATCCAGAAAGAAAGAACTTTCCTCCGTCAATCCATTCGATTGTATCGCCCATGTCCATGCCGTACTGAACCGAAATCTCTTGACGTTCATAAAGATACTTGTAAAGTCCACCTGGATTCACGGGGTTCCAGCGTTGTTCGGAGTTGTCAACAGAAAACGAAACGGAATCTTTGGAAAGCTGCCCAGAAATTGGGTCGCGTTTTGATTCGTGCGTATAAGAGAGTAAATCTGTTTTGTTGAATCGAACACGCTGCCCAAATTCAACTTGCTCCACTCTTGCTCTGCGGCCCTGGACACACCATTCCAAAATTTCTAGGCTAATTGAATCATACCCGGAAATCTCAAAGTCCACAGAGGATTCGACCGACTGGTTATCGTCAACTTGTTTTGACAAAACAAGCTCGTTACCATTGTAAGCCGTCAATTTAAAAGATTTTGCAAACTCGTTTAAAACGGACGACCATATAATCGTAACCCCTGGAATCTTTTCAGAATGTGTTTTGCTAAAAGAGATAGCAATAATCGGATGGTTTATGTCAGAAACGCAGTCTGCGCTTACATAGCCAGTATTTTCATAGGGTTCTGAATCCGGGGCCAAAACCTTACTCCCGTCAAGAACCCATAAATTTGGTTCTCCTGTGGCATAGCAGACCGAAGGAACGAAATCTAGGTCGGTAACTGACAAAGCGTTACTGAACGAGACCTGATTAGAAGAACTGGCAATCGCATCCGTCTGAGCCTTGTCGTCAGAGGCGTGGTAAGTAATACGGACAAACATCTCTGGAACAAGCGTTTTGTCGTATTGGTCAAGCCACTTGTCGGAAGGCTGAAAGTTCATGAATAATCACCTCCCTTAAACTTCAACAAGGCTAAGAGCCGCTCCGACCCATCCCATAACGTTTCCGTTGGACGGGGAACGCCTCCACATTCCAGCGGTTCTATCGGAAACATACATTTGCCTTGTCGTGTAGCTTGCAGTTGCTTGGTTATAAAACCGAACAGTGCAGTAAAAGTTTGTGGTAAACGGCCCGATGACGTTCGCCCACTGTCTTGCGGTAAGATAATTCCATTTTAGGGAAATCTTCGCAACATCGTGCCGCACCACAGACCCAACGACTTTGCCTTGTACGTTTCGTCCAGAATCGACTATAGTGCTTGTTGTAGCGTCGTAGGAGGAAGGCTCAGGCAGCTCTCTGCCATTTACTGTGACGAGAGATTGCATAAAACGTAAACCTCCTTAGTAGCTGTAAACTTCGTCTCCCATAATCTGAAACCCACGCTCAGACTGCCGTTTCTCAACGGACGCAGTGATTTGCTTACCATCAAGGTAAATCTTGAGCTCTTTCCCTCCGGTAAGCTCGTCTCCGTACCGCTGGAAAATGTCAAGGAATGCGTTATAGCAACCATCATGGACGGCACTGCGGAGCTCTGCGGGGCTCGCTCCGCTAGCGGAAGAACTTGGGTAATAGCTACCGGAAGATGTATTGGAGCCATTGGCGGAATCATAATCGCTCGTGCCAGGGTAGCTCGAGTAGTTATTGTCTACGGACGGGCTGGAGCTTGTTCCGTACTTTCCAACAAGCGTTCCGACAATTCCTGCGATGGCGGCTGCAATTGCAACGCCGCCAGCAATCATGATGACGCCGGTTGGAATACCAAGAGAGGTCAAAACACTGCCGATTGTCTGCAAGATACCCATAAATGCAGCTCCAATTTGACCGATAAGCCCGGCAATGCCGGCGATGATAGATGGGAACTGGCTCAAAACGCCAGAAGAAAGGCCAATACTGATTGCCTTGCCGGATGCCGAGATCGGCCCGATCAAAGCGGAAAAAGACGTTGCAATCTTGCTGCCGAGACCTACAACCTGCGTGGAAATTTCTCCAAATTTTGAAGTGATCCCAGCTAAGATATTGCTCCCGATTAGTTTTGCAGAAGAAAATACTTTGGAACCAACAGTCTTAAGAGCACTGGTGAGATTGGAAACCAAGTCGGAAGCGTAAGACTTGACCTGTTTTCGGTTTTCCTCCCCCATTGCCTTCCAGATGATGGCTGCTGTGTTTTCGGCGACGGTTTGGATATCGCCTTTCTTGACCGCATCGATCATGCCCTTAATCGTGCCAATGAAGTCGCTCTTGAGGCCGTTGTCGATTTCATTCCACTTTGCGTCAAACGTATTGACCATGTTATCCACAAAGCCATTTGCAACGTCTGCGCCATAGTCAATCATCTCGTCACCCTTCTGCTGAACAACGTTTGCCAGATTGGTCATAGCTTGTTCGACGTAAGGAAGTGCTGCATTGATACCGTTTGCAAGGCCTTGAACGATGTAACCGCCAATCTCCGCAAATACAGTAGAAGGAGAGTGAATGCCGAGAGCGTCCTTGAAACCGTTGACAAAACCATCAGTGAAACTCTTGATGCCATTTGTAACGGTACTCCATGCGTCTTTTAGGCCGTTGATTAGACCGTCCCAAATGAATTTGCCGAGTTTTCTCAATTCGCCAGGAAGTTTTTTGAACTCACTGACAATAGACGAAATGATTTTGGGAATTTCAACAGCAACGAAAGCCACCATTCTCTTTCGCCATTCGGAAATAGTGTCAAGAGTCTTTAAGATTGCAGTCCAAATATTTCCCGGCAGTTCTTCAAAAAACTTAATAACAGACGAAACGATTTTGGGAACTTCGGTTGTTACAGTAACGACCATGTTCCCGACCCACTCCCCAATTTTGCCAACGGCAAAGCCGAGGGCGTAGCCGATTTTTTCAGGAAGAGAGCTGAACCACTCGCCAATGCTGTTTATGATGTTCCCAACCTTTCCGGGAAGAGAAGTCATAAAATCAATGGCCGCATTCCACTTGGTAACAATAATTTGCTTGATGGCTTCAATGCGCTGCTCAAAAACATTTTCGACATAATGCATTTTAATGTCGGCTTCTGCGGCAGCATCTGTTTTTTCACCGCTCTCTTTGGTGCCCCATTTGATACCAGCCCAGTGAAGAACAAGGCCAATACCGACACCAGCAGCGGCAACAGCTCCAGCAACAGGAAGGCTTGCGCCAAAAAGCAATGCAACGCCAGCACCAGCAACGCCGCCAAAAATTCCCATCAAAGTAGCAATGATGGTATCAAGAACCGGAAATTGTTTCAGCTTTTCGCCAAGAGAGAATGTGATTCCCGCAAAGGTAATAAGACCTGCAAGACCGATAGAAAGCGTTGCGGCTGTACCAGTGGCTACGCCAAGATTAGTGAGCAACGTGATGCCCGCAATGGAACCAAAAGCAGTAGTTAAAGCGGATTGAATCCATGTGCTTGCATCACCAAGATTTGCTTCGCCAGTGCCAAGCGCATAAGTAAGACCTGCAAGGCTTGCCACAAAAGCGATGCCCATGCCAAGCGTAATGCCATCTGCGCCCATTGTGCGCCAAAGAACAAAAGAGCCAAACGCAGCAGACACCACTTCACCTAAAAGCTCAAGAGGATTTCCACTAGATGCGTAGCCTTTTGCAAAACTGAATACTAACGATGCTTCGACAACAACCGTTGCAATTGAAAGAGCCAACTTTTGCAATTCTGTCATCTTGGAAATTGCTGTCGCAATGTCCGTCAGAAAATCAACAATTTTCCACAACGCAAGTGCGGCGGTGATAGCACCAATAATCGGTAGCATATCCTTGATTTTCTGCTTAATAGCATCAATCTGCCTTGCAAACTCTTCGTTGTACTGCTTGAACATATCGTAGCCGGACAGGTCTACATCGCCCAAGATGTTACCAGCAGATGCGCCGCCGCCAGAGCCAGAACTTCCCTGTGTTGGGTCGATGATGTTCAGCTCATCAAAGCCCATCGTGTAGTCTTTGAGGGCTTTGGCCGCTTTCTTGGTGGAATTGGCCGTGTCATCCATTGCGTCACCGATACCGCCAACGCTGCCAGCGCTCTTGGTAAAATCAGTGAACACGACCTTCACGCCCATCAGCTTTGCCACCCACTGGACAAATTCTCGAATGAGCTGAACAGCGGCAATCAGCGGGGGGAGAATGGCTTTCAGGGCAGGGTAGAGCAGAGAACCAACAGACTTCGCTAGCATATCAAGCTGAGCTTTCAGAATCTTAATCTGGTTTGCAGGGCTTTGGATGGTCTGTGCAAGGTTGCCCTGCACATTGGCAGTCTGCTTCATAATGGCAATGTAACGCAGAACCGCCTTATCTGCCTGAGACAGACTAGAAACCTGCTTGTTAAAGCCCAAGGCAAGAAGCTCCTGCTGCAACCGTGCCTGAGACAGGTCGATGCCCAAACGGCGAATAGGCTCAATCTCACCAGAGATTGCGGAGGACATTGCAGTAAAGGTCTCTGCAACGTCCTTGTTCCAATAGGAGCCTTCGTCATAGGCAAGCTGGGTCAGATTCTTAGACAGAATGTATGCTTTGTCGCTGGCCAGACCAAACGAAGTGCCCAAGCTCTGGATGGTAGCCATGTAGGTCATCGCTTTGGTCGGGTCAACGCCAAGAAAGCCCTGCATCTTGCTAATGAGCGTATCAGCTTCACCGCTCAAATTGCCCATAGCATTATGAAACAGGTCTGTTGCTTCATAGAAATCGTTAAACTTCGCAACCGCGTTGCCAAGATACTCAGCAATGGCTTTCAGCGAGACCAGCTTTGCCATGTTCCGCATAAAGCCGTTCATCTGATTGGACAGGCTGAGATAGCTCTTGCGCTGCTTTTCGTTGGCAGCAGTCACACGGTTTGCCTGTGTCACAACCTTGCTCAACTGTGGCGGCAGCTTTGCAAAGGCGTTGCCTACCTTGTCAAGCTGAGATGCAAGGGGAGCAAGAGCAGCAGAAATCTTCTGACAAGAGCTTGCAAAAGAATCAAGGTCAGTCGCTTTCAGCTTGTCGGTCAGGTCAGGAACCTTTCCGATCGCATTGAAAGCGCTGCCAAGAGCTTTAAGATTCGATGCGTCCAGAATGGACAGCGGAGCCAAAGCGTTAGTGAGCTGAGTAATGCTGCCAGACATGGAGTAAAAGTCCACGCCGTTCAAGCCAGACACAGCCGCTGGAATCTTCTTGATCGCATTCACGACCGTGTTGATGCTTTTTGCGCTTGCGGTCGGGTTTACGTTGGAAAGTCCATTTAGAAAGCTGGTGATTTTGTCCAGCCCGGACATTCCAGCGGATGCCTGTTTCAGCGTTGCAATAGAACCAGCCAGCTTGTCAAGGCTGTTCACAACCTTTGCCACGTTGCCTTTTGTCCGCAAATTAGAAATGGCAGTAGCGAGCTTGTCGATATTAAGCTCTGCGCCCTGCGATTCCGCAGAAATCTCTACGGATAAGCTCGTAATATCAACATCAGCCATCACTACCACCATCACTTTCCATCATAGAGAACATCATTCTCTTGATTCGCTCCTGCGCCTCAACTGCGCGTTGGTATTCATACTCATCTTTCTCCTTTTGGGTAAGGGGAAGTGGTCTATCCATGTACTTGATGAGCTTAGACCCTTTCTTGCGGAACATATTGCCAACTGTAGAGGAAAGCGCAGATGCCATGTAAAAGCCATTTCTCCACGCTTCTGTGTTGGCTCTGCGTTCCCGCAGCTCCTCTGCGTCGCGATAAACCTTCGCCAGCCAGACATCGCCGTACCAGAACTGGTCGTAGGTCATGCCGATGGAGATGTAATAGGCTTCTACATCGTGGAACAGCTTGGAGAAGGAGAATAGCTCTCCCTCTCTGTCTGTTTCCTGAGATTGTGCGGTTACACAATCTCCCACGTTGCGTTTTTTACGGTCTTGTCCTCAGCGTCAGTTGCCAGCAGAGACTTGGAAGCATCCATGAACATCTCAAGCAGAACGCCCATCAGGTCTTCCTTATCCTCGATGTGCTGGAACATCTCGTCCACGACCTTGCGCTTGATTCCCTTGTTCCGGGCGATAAAAGCGCCATAGAACAGAGCACGAGAGTTAGACAGCAGATTGGTCATCTGGGTGTACTGGCCAATCTGAAAACCTGCACGCTCGGTGGCTTCCACGCTGTCACGGGTGAAGGTCAGCTCGTAAGTGTTTTTGCCATCGGGGGAATGAAAGTTGATAACCTTAGCAGCCATAATAAATGCTCTCCTTTATAAATAGGGGCAGAACCAAATCCGTTGTTCAGTTCTGCCCGGTTTGATTGATTCGATTTTTGCGGTTTAGCCGCCATTGACAGTCAGGGTCTCGTTGAACTCGGGCTTCTTGGTGAAGATGCAGTTGATGGTCATTTCCACAACCTCGTCCACGCCAAAGCCGGACAGACCAACCTGATGCATACCCTGCCAAGTGAAGCCGGAGCCGTCCTGCATCTTCAGGGCGTAATACTTCACGGTGTTGCTCTCGGAAGTCTCATCGTAGCCAGCTTCCTTGACCTTCTTGTAGTCAGTCTTGTTGTAGTTGGCAGTAAAGGACTTGGTGTCGCTCTGGATGATGCCAAAGATGTTGACCTGCATAGGGTCAGACAGGGTGGTTGCATCCAGAAGGTTCGGCTCGGAGATCAGGTCGGGCACATCCTTGATGTCGCACAGTTTCGTCAGAGCGGTTGCGCTGTCGCCACAATACAGGGTGGTATTCAGACCGGAGATAGCAGTACTCATAGAATGTTTACCTCCTTAGTTTCGGTAAATCATTCCGTCCTCTCCGATTGTTGCCCCGTAGCTGCAATCAATCCGATAGACGGAATTGTTGTACAGCCCATTCAACGGGGCAAACGACTTTCGATAGAAATTGAGCGGTTCCAATACAGAATCCACGATGCCAACAATGGAACGTGCTTCTGCAATGCATCCGGTGTTCTTGTTAGAGTAGACCCGCACACGCAGGGAAACGGCGGCGTACTTGCTGTGACCAGCAGAATCAATGTGCACAGGAAGATTGTTGTTTTCCTCTATCTGCACACACGGAAACTTCTTGACATTGCTGTCATTGATTTCACTAGTAACAAAGATGCCGGGAACTTGCTTTCGCAGCTCCTTAGCAACGGCCGTGAAGATAGAATTGAAATAATCAATCAACTATTCCAAACCTCCCTCCACGTTGCTTCAACCTGAGAAGCCATTTCCTCAACAGCTCCCCACATAGCCATAGCTGGCTCGTTACCATCGGTGTAATTCAACTGACCTTTACCATCCACCTGTTTGACGGGTGTGCCAGCATTGCCGGGTTCGCCGTAGTAGTACCATCTGCGGTTTGCGCCTTGCCCTTTACCGTAGGAGCCATGCGCCCCAACACCGGGCGGCAACTCACCGCCATATCCGTTGTGATGTGCGCCAGTGCCAAACTCGATAAAAGCAACCGACTTGCCCTCTGCAATAATGGAACAGGCGGCTCCGTTCTGCTCAACATGGCAAGAAACATCGTTGCTACCAGCATACTGTGCGTTCGCAAAACGGACTTTTGCCACGTCAAGCCCTTTGTCAGCCAACGCCTTTGCAAACTCCTGCGCCTTTTTGTTCAGGATGGCTTTGTACTCCTGTATCTGACGTTCCGCATCACGAAGTCCGGCATCGCTCAACCTCACTTTAATTTTCACTTGCAGCCACCTCTTTCAGCGCATACAACGTGTCTGTGATATGCTCTGCGACCTTGACCACAGTGTAATTGAAGGGCTTTGAAACGTCTGTCTGAAACCAGACGTGCGTACCTTCATAAAGCGGTGTGTTGCGCTTTTTGCTGGACGAACTGACAACGTAACTGTAATCCGTGAACGCTCCAAAAGGGTTTGCTTCCGCAGAACCGGTAGGCGGGCTGACGTTCAGCATCAGTTTTGCTGGGGTACTCCACGATTCGTATGCGGATTCGCCAGTCTCATTTCCCCACTCGTCCACAACAGGCGTTTTCTCGCCAACCGGGTTTGAATACCACAGCGGGCGCTTATCCAGCGGGCTTCCATTGAACATCAGCCGATAACACCTACTCTCGGAACCACTTCATTCAGCAGGGACTGTGCTACATCGGAACTTTCCCACACACGAGTAATGCCATTGTTGGTGTAGCTCGTCTGTCCGTTTGCGCCGATGTGGTTGTACAGTTCCGCTGCAATTCGTATTTGCAATGACTGATACTGCGAGGGCAACTCGTCCGGTCTGTTGCCGAAAGGGTAGCCCTGTGCAAATATCTTGTCTTTGGCGAAATCAAGCAGCAGGTCGAAGAGTGGGTAGTCCTCGTCCGTGATTTCACGGTCAAGTGCAGGGGCGATGTACTGCCCCAGCTTGACTGCCACTTCGGAATACTGGTCTCCCATGCTGCTTTCCTCCTTTCGCCTTTAAACCTTAATGCAGTACACAGCGTCCATGCGCTCAAAGGACGGCAGGACGATTTCGGAAGCGTAGACGTTGGCGTTGACCGGGTGGACGGTCAGCTCGGTGGTGATGGCAACACCAGTGTTCACGATGGACACGGATGCACCGGACTGACCGGACAGCAGGTCGGCTTCCTCAGGGGTGGTGCCGTACCAAGTGTTGCCCAGAGCGCCGGACGGAGCAACCACCACCATGCCATCGGGCAGATACTTCTCGCTTGCGCTGTACTGGTCTGCCTTGAACATCTTGTCGTACAGATGGATGGTCAGACCGGTTGCAGATTCGACAATCTGCCGTGCCTCGCTGTCCAGCAGAACGGCGTTTGCCTTTGCGGTGACAGTCATGAACCGATTCTTCACCTCGTCCGCAGCGATCATGTTGCGGAAGGTGGCGGTGTTCATGTACACCTCAGTCACGACCTCGCCAACGCTTGCCAGAACAGCGTCCTTTGCGGCGTTCAGGTCAGCAATGGGGGTAGCGGTGGCAGCAGACCACTTAGACTTGGCGACACCACTGATATCCTTAAAGTTGGTGGATTTCCAGCCGCCGTCCGGATCGTAGTTGTAGGTGTAGTTCACGCCATTTGCTTTGATGGTGATGCTAGGAACGCCATTGGCGGGAGCCAGCAGCTGCCAGATCATACGCTCGGGTACGATACGCGCACCAGTGATAAGCTGTGCGGTGTCATCGTACAGGCGGTTCATCACGTCACGAGCATAGGGGTCGTTGCTGTCCAGAACACGCAGGATTTCCTGACGGTCTTTCTCGCCCAGATGGTAGCCTTCACGGAAGAACGGCATCTCGGTCTCATCGAACTTGAAGCCCTCACGGGCGCGGAACGTAGCCTTTGCGTCAAATGCGCTGGGCATCAGAGAAACGCCAACACCCTTGTGACCACGCAGCCACTTCAGGTCGAGACCAGCCTTCTTCTTGGCGGGGAACAGTGCATCAGATGCAAAGGGCATCGCATTGGTGGGGTCATTCGTCCAATAGGCGGCAATCGCAGCCGGGGCAAAGACTTCCTTAAGATTCAGTGCCATGTTGTTTTACCTCCTATTAAGCGTTCACGCCGATGTTGTCACGGCAGAAGATGCCGGGGACGGCGGTCTTGAGTGCCTTGATTGCGTCAGCGTCAAAAGTGAAGCCGGAACTTGCTGCTGCCTTCTTGGTGTCGATAACGCCACGAATCAGCAGAGAAGCATTGGGGTTTTCGTTCGGGTCAACGTCATACAGCAGGATGCCGTCAGCGTTGATGGTCTTAGAACCAGTCTCGCCAGCAGCAACAGCTTTCTTGCCAGCCAGCGTCATGGGATAGCCAGCCTTAACCGCAGCAGTTTCGGTCACGGTAAAGGGAATGGCGGTGTAGTCATTGGATGCAAGGATGGTATCGTTGATTCCGTTGACCGTGTTTCGGGTAAACTTCATGTTTTCCTCCTTGTTAATGGAAAGCACTCATTGCGTCACTCGATGCCTTAGAAGTATTTGCGTTCTGCTGTGCAAGGCTCTTAGCAAACGCCACGCCCTCACTGTCGGAGCCGCCTTTGCCATCCGCACCCGGAGGTGTGGGCATATCCTTCAGCAGAGAAGCCTTGTATGCGGTGTCGTGAGCGGTCATAAACTCCGACTGGAACTTGAACACCTTGTCCATGTCACCGTCAGCCAGTGCAGATGCAGCCTTGTTGGCAAGCTCAGCGTCATAACCCTGTGCAACGAACTTCTCACGGTAAGATGCGAGGGTCTTTTCCTTGACGAGGTTCTCTTTGTCGGCAGTCAGGGCTTCAATCTGCTTCTGCATCTCTGCCAGCTTGTCAGCCTGTTCCTGTGCGGCATTCTCTTCATCGGTGCGCTTTGCCTTGAGCTGCTTCTTGTACTCGGCAGCTTCGCCATTGGCTTTCGTCACGGCGTTGCGCAGCTTCTCGACCTCTGCGCTAGGGTCTGCAACCTTTTCAAGCGCAGAAATGATTTCATCGGCGGTCATGCCCTCTTTGTAGGCATCACCAAGCAACACATTGAGTTTCATATCGTTAATTTCCTCCTGCGTTTTTTTACCGTTGCTTCCCTGCAACGCTGCGAAATTTGTATCCCGGCTTCCCTGCCGGAATATATCAGCCCGCTAATGCGGATTGATTTTTAATTGATTAGTTCCCCTGTGCCGTTGTAAACCAGTTCTGCTTTCGCAACATCAGGAGCAGCGAAAACGGTCGGAACAAGATAGACCGGAACGCCATACAACTTTGCAGCATCAATTTCTACAGTACAGCCGTTATACTGAAAAGCGTTATCACCGCAAATGCCGATAAAATAATCGGCCTGCGCGAGAAGTTCAATGCTTTTGCCAAGATACCAAAGCCCTTCGGTTTTACATTTAGGTGCGGTGTCATCTTTAATATAGGTAGGGGTAACCTCAAGACTTTCGCCATACACTGCTTCGGCAATTTTGTGCAAACGGTCAAGCGTCATCCGAATATTTTCTTCCGACCGATTCTTCATCGGGCAAGAAATAAACAGCTTCTTCATTTTTGCTCTCTTTCCTTTGCATTAGTCTGTTCGCCAGCCATTTTGCCGTTGTTGGCAATATGGTCTGTCAGCTGTTCCTGCGGCTTCGGTGCTTTCCCGTCCTCACCCAGCTTGCCAGCGGCAATCAGGAAGGGCTTGCTCATTTCGTAAGCAGCCTGCGGGTCGGGGAACAGACCGGGCGTAGTGAACGCCAACTGCGGGTCAATTGGCTGCTGAATCATCTGCGCAAAAATCTGAACCTTGCTCTGCTGGTTATCATACTGACGGCGTGGAAGTTTGATGTTGATGTCGCTTGCCATCAGCTTAGAACCAGCCGTGTCACGCAGGATTTTCAGCATCACAGACAAGCTCTGGCGTTCCGCATACTTGAACATATTCTCGTACTGCTGCGCTCTTGCTTCGGTGTGATTCCAACCATTACGAACGATGACCGCACCCACGTTGTCAGACGTTGAGTTCTCGCTGCCAGTGGCACTAGGCATAGCAGTCAGACTGCGGTACACGTTCAGCATGGAATCAAGCAGGGTCTGGCTCTGCTGCTGGTCAAGCTCGTTTGCAATCTGCGAGACGGAAGCGGGCAAACCAGAAGTGGATTTCAGGCACATTGCACCAAGCTCTTTTACTTGGTCAAGCGCATCCTTGTCCACAAGGCAGTTGGTAAACACCATGATGGACTGGATGAACTGCGCCACGCCGTCCAGACGGTTGCTTTCAAGGTCGTTGATGGCATCCAGCACAGGGATAGCCGGTTCAAATAGACCCATACGCTCCGGGTTCAGCTTGTATTCGACCATCGGCAGCATTCCAAGGGAGTGGTTCTCCGTTTTCGTAACCTTGCCGTTGTCGATTTCAAAGTACTGGTTCGGCGTATACACGCAAATCAGGTCGTTCAGGTCATTCTGATAATTGCGTGGGATGTGCAAAACGTTGGCGATGGGCTTGTGCCCGATGCCGGAGTTGTAAATCACATACGCCATATCCGGGTCGGGAACATCCACCAGCAGGGGCGTTTCGTCCGGGTAGTTACCGTTGTACCCCTTGTCAGGAAGAACAATGCGGTATCCTTGTCCGCACTCCAACATCCACTGCCAGAGCCGCCGATCAAGTGCATCTTTGCCCTCATACTGCAAAGCGTTGGACAAGCGGGCGATTTCCTCCCCGTCACCTGTTGCCGTTTCAGACCGCACATAAGAGCAGGGAGTGCCACTCATGTAGCCCGTGTAGAAGCCCACGCACTCGTTGGCATGGTTCTCTACAATGCGATTGGTGATTTCAGAGTGGTACTCCTTCGTGCGGTGGAGGACGGGCTGGCTACCCAAGTAGTAGTTGTGCAGAAAGCGAATCTCGTTCTTGTTCAGCAGATGAATAGGCTCTGCCTTGCCCATGACCACTTTCAGCACGTTTGCCTGATTGATTTCCGTCTCCGGCGTTTCAATCGGTCTACGTCCAGTCAGCGGCTCATTCAGAAAGCCGCCAACAATCATCTGATACTCAGCCATGCGTTCCTCCTTTCCGGCAAAATAAAAAGCGCAGCAAGACAAACCTGTTAAGGTCTATCTCACTGCGCCAAAACTGCGCTTCAAAAGCTATTTACTTTTCCGGTGGATGGATGATTTTTACCCATCCTTCCCTTGTGTCTCCTTCGATAACGCCCTTGCATCTGTCACACTTGAAATGGTATCGTCCGTCTACTTCGCCAAGATAGCGGTTGCAGCGGACGTTCTTATAGATTGGGTTTTGCCTGATACAAGGGCAACAGATTCTAACTAACATGAGCGCTCCTTTCGTTGGATTTTTGGAAACAGGCTGTTGAGCACAGACCTGTCAGAAGCTACTGGGAAACTGTTCGCACTTCCAGCCGTGCTATTCTTCGCCCGAAGAAAACCATTGCAGCCTTTACATTCAGTTGTTGGACAGACGTAAACGGGTCAGCTGCAATTTTGGTGCTGCATAATGGATTTGAACCAATGTATGTCCGGTTATGAGCCAGGTGCTCTAGCCTAACTGAGCTAATGCAACATAGAAACCCGGCTTGATTGGTTAACCGCTGCTCTTTGCAATGTCATGCCTAAACATCACATTGAGAGCCGGGAATAGCGGTGGAGGTTTTGGAGAATAAAGCCATGCAAAGCTAGGTAGTTGGTTGTGCTGCGTAACGGAATCGAACCGTTGCTTGCCAGCCGTGGGGGAGACAGGCTGGCATTCCCCTTACAATTGGAAACGCAACGTATAAAGCCCGGTGAAGGTGAAAGAGTGAGAAAACCTCCACCGGTGAAAGGAGGAATATGCTTGTTGACACGCACGCGAGTAAAATGACAAAACCCCGCGTGCAAGCTATTCCTTTAAGGGAAGCTGCAAAACTTCCTGCGTACATTATAAGCCTTGTCAAGTAGTGAAATCAAATAAATAGACCCAGTGAACACAATATATTGTGTTTTTAATCAAAATGGCCTCTTGACAGGCTCAATTTTACTGATTCCGTTGTACAATTCATCGGCAAGCTGTGCCAAACTATCCGGTGCGTCATCATGCGGAACTTTTCCAAGCTGTGTGAACATCGTCACTTGCTCCATGAACGCCTTGTACTCTTTCGATTGGTGCTTTTCGTCGAGGAAATAGAACCGTTTGATGTCCGGCGCATACTGGATGATTCTTGACAGCTTGCTTTGGCCACTTGGCGCACGCTGGCTGCGGACAGAGCAATGATAACCCTGTTGCCGGAGCTGGCTGTCCACCACGTCACAGTATTCGTCACCGCCGTTATTGGCTTCGCCGCGCACCACGTTGATTTTGTGCTGGATGATTTTGCCCACGACTTCCGGTCTGGTCACGGTCTTGTCGCCATTATTGAACACAAGGTCTGGGATGAACACGGCATCGCCGTACACATAAGCGATAGGACAGGCGGTAAAGTCGCCGCCACCCCATGCAATGTCCATGACCATGAGCTTGCGATCAGGTTCTCCATCAGGCAGAACACCGTTGAAATACCGCAATTCATCAGCAGGGAACAGCAGACCTTCACGCACATAGGGCTTACCCATGTACTTTGCCCACCATGTTGCATCGTCAATGCTGGCTTTCATGTCGGCATAATAGGCATCATCAAAGCCCACGCCGTAGTCATAATTGAAGTTGCTGTGTCCGTTCTCGTCCACCGCAGGAATGACCCGGAATCGGTACTTCGGGTTGTCCGCATACTGGTTCTGGATGCGCCCCAGAGGGTCAAGCACGTTCCAGCGTGTACCGACCATCAACTCCAATGCGCCCTGCTTTTTGCGGTCTTTCAACTGATTCAGATAGGCATCGTACTTGTTGTTCAGACGTTCAACGTTCAGACTTTCCTCCAAGTCCTCGATCAGGTCATCGCTGTACAGAACGCCGCCCTCGCCAATTTCAACAGCGCCAGTCAGCGTACCGCCGATTGAGCGGCAAGTCAGGGTGGGGAAACGCTTCTTTCGGTTCAGGTCAACGCTTTCGTCCTTTGCGCTTTTATCCACAAGCTGAACGTCAGGGAAGATTTTGCCCCAGTTGTAGGTCACAGGGTCAGTGATGATGGACAGTACTTCGCCGTAGAAGCCATTGGTCAGCTTGTCAGAATGTCCGCTCATAACCGATGCAACGTCAGGGCGATTGCCCATCAGCCATGTGATGAAAAAGATGCACAAGGTACTGTTATGGGTGGGAATCAGGCGCTTTCCAGCGCAATATACGCCGCCCTCAACCTGAATGCAGTTACCCTGCTTCGGCTCAATTCGTTCAAACCCGCAGAACGCCACACGGCGAGGTTTAGAGAACTCCTTTAACTGCTTGCGAGGAACAACACAAGGAATGGGGCAGGTAGGATTAAAAGAGATGGAATAGACTGTCAGATTGCCTTTAATGCCACTAGACGATACACGAGGTGGATATTCAACCACGCTGCATCTCCATCCAAAGGTAGAAACCAGCGTGACAAAATCATCTCTCATTTGCGGCTCTGTGGTAGAAAAAGCGTACCGATGCTCTTTTGCCCGTAACGTACCGTCTGTATCGAGCAGACCAGCAAGCAATTCCATGCGCTGTGCAATGCTGGCTGTAAAGTATTCTTCTGGGATATGCTTCACGCAGCGGCGGTGACTATGGCACATATCGCCCTTTTGAAGTGCTTGTCGCAAACCAGAGAATCCGTAGTACTCAACGCCAGTATCCTTATGAACCGTGTGCCAGCTAACAGGGTATCCGTCGTTAATAACACGCTCGACAATCACCCGATCGCAAGGCGGCTCACAAATATCCGGGTGCTGATTGCGACCATCACCAAGCCATGCGCCCAATGTGTACGGCTCAACAGGCAGCTTCTTATATTCTCCCTCGACAAAATTTTTGAACGGAACCTGATAGCAGAATCTTATACCGTCCTTCGTGTCGGCAACATAATCCTCCATCATCCGCTTGGTTTCGACTACATCAAATCCGTTCTTATGACGGTTAAAGACCGGCCACTCGTGGTTTTCGTGGCAGTCAATGTATGTGCCGTCAGAAAAATGGCATCGCACATCAAGCTGGCACTTAGGAGATACTGCCAACACCTTTACAAACTGACCTTTCGGGCTGATAACTTCATCGCCGACCTGTAAATCGCCATGATTCTTCCAGCCACTTCTCGTTAAAATCGGCGTATCATCACTCAAAGCCTTGCCGACGCGAGCAGGTAGGCTAACTCCCAAGAAGTCAATCCGCTTATAAAACAAGTCCTCTAGGTCATCTGCCAGCACTTTCAGCACCCTGCGTCTCGGCTGATAGAACTTCTTCTCCGGCGCACGGTTCCATTCAAGGTAGATGCAATAGCTGTCGAACACATCCTTTGCTTCAAACAGGTAAGTCCGGCTGATAATGTCATAGACCTTCGCCACGTCCTCGCCTGTTTTCATCTTGCCCATCATGGCTGCGCAGACAGAGCGCAGCTCACCAGAGTATTTGTAGGCATCGAACCGCTTGTCTTGCGACAGGGCGTCTCTCAGGTTCACCACCGCCTGAAACCAGTCCTCATAAACCTGTGCTTCGGTCGGATTCTGCTTTGCATACGCTTTGATGCTATCAATGATGGCGATACACTGCTTTGGCTGCATAAAAAATAGGCGCCCCCTACCTGAAAATGTAAAGAGTGCCTACAACTGCACAAAAAATCAAATATTCGGTTTTATAATGCTACTTTCAGAAAATTATTTACTAAAATTCGTTTTAACGGATAGAATGTACGGTTTATTTGACTTCTTCTGCAAGCTGGTTGAGCCTGCGTTTCAGCTCGTCCGCATCGTAGTACAAGGCATCTGCGATGGCATTGAGAATATCGGGCCTGTCAGTGTAATCACACAGCGTTTCAATAAGCTTCAAGCTCTGTTCTGACAATTTTACGGGTTTCATGCTTTATTCCTTTCTCTGACTATGTAAAGTAGGTTTTGGTTGTTCATCTCCTAGCATCAGCTTATAGCGGAGATACTTTTCGATAATACTGTGTCTTTCTGCCAATGTGCCGTAAATAAAAACGAGAGCATCTTTAGCAGCATCGTATTCATTCGGAAAAATGACAATTTCCTCGTTTGCAAAGGTAACGGTGCAGTTTTCCCAGCGACAGACTTCCAAGAACTGCTTGATTTCAAGGAAACCGCCAAAGTCAAGCATAGACCGCAGCGTAATGCTTCCGTTCTTAACAATCAGTTCTTCTCCCTGCATATTATCCAGCCTTTCTCTGTTCAGCAATCCGATACCATGTCTGGCGGGTCACGCCAAGCTGTTTGGCAGCATCCGTGACCGTGAGAATGCGCTTCTCCACCTGCTCATGGAGAACATCAAAGAGGTTGCGGTCATATTCCGTTGGCTTACGGCCTTTATAAACGCCTTTCTGCTTTGCCACTTCGATGCCCTCTTTCTGGCGGTCGAGCATATTCTGTCGTTCAAATTCGTTGATGGCTGCAATCATCGTCAGCATCAGTTTACCGGTGGGAGTGCCTGTATCTAGGTTCTCTTTATCACTGGCAAGGTGTACGCCGTTAGCTTGTAGCGTTTCGACCATTTCAAGCAAGTCCTTCGTGCTGCGAGCAAGGCGGCTGAAATCGTGGATAAACACGGTATCGCCCGGCTGAACCGATTTAAGCATCTTCTGCAACTCCGGTCTATCCATATTCTTGCCAGAGACCTTCTCTATAAACCAACGGTCAATGTTATGCCGCTTCAATGCTTCTACCTGTCGTGCTTCATTCTGTTCGACAGTAGATACACGAACATACGCTACGTTCATTCAGAATCACTGTCCTTTTCAATCACAGTGCCTTCAACACGATAAGCCCCAACGCCAATATCTCCCATGTCGGGTTCAACCACGATTCGATAATTCATAGCTTTTAGGAGTTTATAAAAGCTAGAAAGATTTAAGCTCTCATTCTTAAAGCACTGATACAAAGCCTGTCTTGAAGTAAAGCCAGCTTCATTGGCAATATAAGCTGTTGTTATGCCATACTGCTTCATAAGTTCTTTAACTATCTCTACGCCATTCGTTGAAACATTAAAAGGCTCTTTCTTTTCTGTCACTTTTTTGTATTTCCCCATTTCATGTCACCCTTTCTGATTATATTGTAAACAATTTTGTTTGGTTTGTCAATAGGGAATTTTATTTACTATTATTAGGGTCACTTTTTTATCAACACTTTTTTGTGTTAGTTTACAGATTGTATAATTATCGTATTATCAAGTTTTACTATAAATTTCCACCCCAATTCTAACACATTAAAGTGTCAAAACCACTATCAAAAATGTACACTAAAACGTGTTTTAACGTACAAATTATACAAATTGGGCTGTTGACAACTATATACCAAGCGTCTATAATCTAAGACAGCAGAACACACGATGAATCAGCCAACAACGGTAGATTTATCCTTTGTGGCATAAAAAATAGGCCATCAGCACCACCGACCAAAGTTGCACTGATGACCTATTCCACCACAAAACAGAAGCTGCGCAACCAAGGGCGCAGTCTCGGTTTCTGTCAATTATTATAGCAGAAGCAAACGACTTCTGCAATAGAAAGGAGCAAAAAACATGAACTTTCCCACGACAACCGAAGAATTTCTGAAAACCCTCGCACACGGCAAAGAGCCGACCAGCGAGGACAGGGAGTACGCAGAAGCGCTGGGTAAGCTGTCCGAACTGAACTACCGGGCAGGGTACGAAGCGGGAGCGACCAAAAATAAGGACTGAGTTTTGTGCAAAACGTAGAAAGTGGTTTGTCAAGATGAACGAACACTAAATGTAGTGTTTCGTGGGTCTATTTCCGCTTGACTTTACTACATTTTGCGATTACACTTAATGCACCTCAAAGAAAGGAGATAAGAACATGGCAAGAAGTCCCTACATCGAAGCATACCGCCATCAGGTAGCCGTTGGTTTCACTGATCGTCAGTATGAACTGCTGGTGGAACACTGCAAGAAGTGCCGCGTATCGCTGTCACAGGCAGTCCGCGATGCTTACCTTGAGAAGTACCCCATGCCCGATGAAGAAAAAGAATAAGACGCCCGCTAAAGTTTGGCGACCACAGCGAACGTCTTATGAAACACTCAGAGAGTATAGACCCTCTTTGGGTTATTATACCAGAGATGGCCTGCTCTCGCAAGATAGAAAGGTCAAATTTCTATGAATAATAATCTCGAAACCATCCGAATCTTCTCCGAAGATGTTATTCCCGTGTATGACACCGACACCGGCGAAAAGGTTGTGCTGGGTCGGGAGCTACACGAAAAGCTGAAAATCAAAGACAAGTACACCGACTGGATGCAGCGCATGATTAGCATCGGTTTTATCGAAGGAACAGACTTTTCTAGTTTTTCGGAAAAATCCGAAAAACCCTCTGGCGGTCGTCCTAGCACCAGCCACATCCTCACTCTGGACATGGCCAAGCACATTGCAATGATTCAGCGGACACCGCAGGGCATGGAAATTCGCCAGAAGCTGATTGACCTTGAGAAGAACGTGGCAGTCAATCAGTTTGCAGGGCTTTCTAAGGAACTACAAGCAATCCTTGTAATTGACCAGCGCACCATGAAGCAGGAGCAGCGCATTTCCGCTCTTGAGAACACCATGACCATCGACTACAACCAGCAGCGTGTGTTGAAGCGTGTCGTGAACACGGTGGTCATCAACGCTCTTGGCGGCATGGACAGCCCGGCCTACAAGAGCCGTAGCGTCTCTCAGAAGCTGTTCATGGAATGCAACCGGGACATTCAGGACTGGTTCAACGTGAACAGCAGAAACAACGTGCCGAAGAAGCGGTTTGATGAAGCTGTCGAGTACATCAAGAAGTGGAGACCGTGTGCAAACTCCGTTATGTTGGTTCAGGTCACGAACGGTCAGACCCAGATGCCCATGTGAAAGGAGAACAACTATGCTTACCGCAGATAAGATTCAGGATATGGGGGAATACCTCAACTACGCTTTCGAGACCATGCTGAAACTCTGGCGCACCGTTGACTACGGCGAGTGCGTCCACGAGCCTGTTATCGCTTGTGACGGAAAGGTTGTCGATAGCGGTCAGCTTTCCTTTGAACCGGACGAAAACGGCGAGATCGAGCCGGTTCTGCTCCGGGACAACAAGTGCATCATGCACGATGTGAAGTATTGGATGCCCTTGCCCAATGTTGAGTACCATCCCTATCACGATAAAATCGTGAAGTAAACAGTCTATAAGAAAAGCCAGTGGTTAGAGAACATCTAGCCGCTGGCTTTTTATGTTACATTTGAATTGCTACGATTTCCCACGAAGAATAATTGGAAAGCCCAGAATAGGGGTGGATTTCAAAGTTCTTCGTCTCGCCCGGTTGGATGTCCAAGACATAATCAATATCTCCACACACGGGAACTTCTTCTCCGCTCTCATCTTTCATCTTATACAGAACGATGACCTTTGCACTTGTCTTGTACGCACTATTATTAGTTACCTTTCCGGTAAATCTCGTTTCATAGCCGCTGCCGCGCTTTGAAGTATTGGTAACGGCCAGTTCACCGGATCTTAAAACTTCTTTTCCTGCACTCGGCTGATAGTTATAGTCCTGAGCCGAAACAGCCATTTCGATACCGGCAGGGATAGTACCGTCATACTCGTATGTGAAGTATCCGGCATACCAGTAGGAATCATCTTCCGCAACCCAGTCCAAATATTCATCGTCTGTTTTAATTACGGAGCCATCCTCTGCAACGACTGCAATTTCAATATGTGGAAACCATGCCGCAAGATTTTTGTTAGTATTCTCGATTTCAAGAGCATAAGAAATATAGATCGTGCTACCATCACGCCACGCATAAGACCCATGATTCTTAATGCCCAACGGTTCATACTGCGTTGCATTAGTCTGCTCAAGTTCAATAAGGTCAGACCATTCATCCGGTTTCTCTGCGGCGATTGCGCAGATAGGCATCGTGAAAACCAAAGCTGCGGCAAGGATAGCTGAAATAATTTCCTTTTTCATCTTTATGACCACCTTTTCATTCTTTTACGAGTTCTGCGTATTTCATTTGAATCCCCGGCACCTCATCGGTTGTCCAAGTCAAGGCTCTTGTTACCTTTTCCATCCCGGAAAATTCGCCGTATATGACAATTACATCATCTTCCAGCAATTTTACGGAGCCTGATGTGCGTTTATCTGTGACAAAATATTCATCATCCAGATACCATCCATATCCGCTAGTATCAGTTTGTACGCGATATGTCTTAGAACTATTAAACAAGCTGGCATCCATCACTTGCTGGATTTTTGCTTTAACTTTAATTTTCTTGTGAGAGTATCTCTCTGGGTATCTACACAGGTCTTTATAATCCACTTCTGCACATTTCGCTTTATATTCGTCTTCGCTAAGTTCTACGGTAGATGTGGATGCAGAAGAAGTTTTCTTTTCTGCCGCTGCTTTACTGCTGGTTGCTATCTTCTCCGATTCTGCTCTAATAGCAGCGTTCCGTTCTTCTTCTTTCGATTTTTCAGATGCAGATTGTTTCTTTGATGCTGGTTCCTCTTTCTTAGAGCTAGCTACTTCTGCCGCTAAACGCTCGCTTTCCGCCTTTATTGCGGCGTTGCGCTCCTCTTCTACCTTTTTAGAATCCGCTGCTGCCAATGATGCAGCCCTTTCAATTTCTCTGGCTTCTGATTCTGCTGCTCTTTGAGCTGCTGCCGCCTTATCGTATGGGAGCATCATTCCAACAATAAACAGCACAAAAACAGCTATCAATACGAACAAATCTTTCTTGTAATGATACTTTTCGTGTTTGATGGCAGCTTTTAAGAATCCCCATACTACTTTTACAATATAGCAAAAGCAGATTAGCATGAAAGCGATGCCGATATTTCGCGCATCCCTTTGAGATGCAGCATAGCATACACCAAAGCCAATGTATGCCGCTATCATCCAATACCATGTTTTCTTGTTTGGCTTTCCTCTGATTGCGTTGATAGCACAGCAAAAGCTAAGAACGAATCCAGCGAGCATAAGAATGATGCTTATATTATCCATTTGAGATTCCCCTTTCCTTCGGTCAAGTATACCACATCTAAGACCTCGAAAGGGGTCTTTTTGTATTTTTTGAAATTTTTGGAGACTTGCACAATCGGATGGGTTTTGATTTGTGAAGGTGGGGTGGGTATTGGCAGCACGAACACCGAAAAACGCCTTTTTTGAATTTTTTCTACGCGAGGTGTCGACCACCCCACCCCCGGCTCACCCCATATACCCCAGAGGTGGAGAGCCCAGCACCCCAGCGCACCCGGACGGACTGCACAGCACAGGCAGCAGCGCAGGCCGTACCAGATGCAGGGCAAACCACGCCACGCACCGGCACACACGCCCGGACGTTGGGCACGCTGCGCCGGGCAGATCGTACCGGCTGCGGGACGCTGGATGGCGTGGAGTGCGTCCGATAGAGCACGCCCAAACGGACAAAATTATTGTAAACAAAAATATTTATTTTTTATGTGCAAACCCCTTGACAAAAGAAATAAAATTGTTTACAATATAGACAGTAAACAAACTTATTTACACCACCACAAACAGGAGGACAAAACCATGAAACTAGAATTTAGAACCAAAAACACAGCATACGGCACGGCGCACTATCTGTGCATCGATACCAACGCAAAAACCTTTTCCCGCGTCCCTGACGGCTGGGTATCTAAGGACGTTCCCGTTGTAGCAAAGCGGGACATGGACACGATCAAGGCTCAGGCCATTGCAGACGGATACACGGAGGTATAAACCATGAAAGCAAAAAGAACCATGCGGGATATTAAATCCCAGTATCCGACCATTATCCAAGTAAGCTATTGTGATGCACAGTCTATGTTGTGCATGGACGACCCCGCCGCCTACACCGCTGGCATGTACGGCTGGAATGCTGATATTTATCCGATCAATTCAGGCGTTGCAATCTGCACCGGATACCGCCCATTCGGAAACATCAAGCCCGACTGCGAAACGGTCAGCCGCTACGAAAAGCGGGCGCGGGAGATGCGCCGGGACTTGTGGAACACTGATATTCTGGCGGAGTGCCTGCACAACTTGCAGATGGAATTTGTTCGGGAGGTGTGCAACGCATGATCACTCTTGACTTTACCCAGTGGGCCGCCCTCTGGTATGTGGGCGGCATGATCTCCGGCGCGTTGGTAATGATCGCTATTTTAAACAGCTGAGGGAGGGCTAAAAAATGACAGACTTAGAGCAAAAGTGCAACGAATACCGCGAATATAAGCGGCTGGCAGAACAGGCGGAACAGATGCGGGACAGCCTGCGAGATGAAATTATTGCCATGATGCAGGGAGCGCCGGAGGTTGTCGCAGGCGTTTGCAAGGTGATGTATAAGGACGTGCAAAGCGTCCGGCTTGACAGCAAGCTACTCAAGACGTTGCACCCGGATGTATACGCAGAATGCAGCAGCAAAACCAGTTACAAGCGTTTTAGCGTGGTATGATGGAGGGTTTAACGATGAGAACTATTTTTGATAACATTTTGTTAGAGCTGGCCGACTGTGCCAAAACTCACAACGATCTTCAGGTGCAGCAGCTTGAATGTGACATCACAGACAAGTATAACGCCGGGCTTTTATCTCCCCACGAATTTCATGCGCTTTATGGCGTGGCGTTTAGCATCAGAGAGGAAATTTTTTCAAAATGATATTATCTTGTATTCTGTTCTTCTTCTGGTTTTTCTCAGCGCTGTTTAAAGCGTCCAAATAAGAAGCATTTCACCCGGTCAGAAATGGCCGGGCTTTTCTTTTGCCTTGCATCTGCTGAGGGTGCAGGGCTTTTATTTTGCCCTGTTGCAATACAGCCCCATACAATCGTTTACAGCGCGTTTTGTTCCGTAAATGCAATTATACCGCCCCGCCATAAAACAGCACGCAGGGCTTTACAGTGGCGTTTCCTGCGATTGTACCCGCTCAACCGCCCACGCTACCAGACCGACACAAGCGGCTATAATGCTGTTTGCGCCACGCTGGAGCGTATCACAGCGCCGCAACACCTCCAGACCATACCGGATACCACAGCCGCGCCGGGACGCTGGACAGACCAGCGCAGCCGTCCTATTATAATAATGTATATATAAGGGCTCAGGAGCACGCCCCCCCTGTTATGGATCCATGCCAGGCAGCGCAGTATATCACAGACCATGCAAGCCCGGCGGGGCAGTCCAGCAACGCGGAACCATTGACAGCTCTCGCCGCATCTCTTTTCGGGCTTTCGCCCGATAGCTAATAGAGGTCAGCAATAGTCATAGCGTTCCGGCTGGAATAGTCGTAACAGGTTCTGGAATAGTCGTAGTTTCTCCGATAAAATAGTCGTAGAATAGTCGTAAAGTCATCTGACGACCAGCTTTTGAAAGTCCTACATATCGTATAGTAACGAGCAGTTCACTGATAGTCGCAGAGTGATAGTCGTAGCGTTTTCTAGCGAAGCATCGTCAAATAGTCGTGTATTTTTTGTGTGAAATAGTCGTTCGCCTTTTAAGAAAAGAGAGGTGCGATAGTCGCTAAGCCATCAGACCTCCCCAAAATCAATATGTGTCAAGACACCTTTCAACTTTAATCCCAATTGCATTACCTCAAATTCTTTAACAATCGTACTTATTATAATAGTCGCAGACAATTACTCAATCTTTTTAACTATTATTCCGCTGCAATAGTCGTATCATCCGATTCGGCTCGTTCTCCTCCGATTTAATTCCAGACAACCGCAATCATATCATACCAACCAACTAGGATTATCTGTTCGGAAAATATCTCAATATTTTTAACCATCTAATAAGGCTATCCGACTGGTCAGTCGCTTTCAATTTACAATCAACTGCTCATACAGCAATGCAACATTTTTACATATTCAACCAACTACAAAATGAAGTCAATTCTCCATGTCTGGAATAGTCGTAGACCATCCACCAGCCCGAACCTTACGTCAGCTCTCGCTTACGGTTTGCTCTGCTGGCTAACGGTATGGCTTTTGAGATAGAGGGTTGTAGGGGGAAAGAACCAGCTTTCAATTTCGCATAACTGTTATTTATTCACTTTTGAACAATCGTGGCACACCCGGCTCCGTCAACGCGCGCGCTTGCGCATATAACGCCCGCGGACGCGCTAAACACACGGGGAGGGAAAGGGGGAGCACGGAAGATATTAGGGGGATTATAGGGGGTAATAGGGGTTGTAGGGGAAAGAGGGGGACAAAAGGGGGGGAAGAGGAAACAAGGGGGAAAGGGGACAAAAATTTGAAAGCCGTTTCCGAAAGTGATAGCCGAAACGTTTTTTCGCCTCAAACATCTTGCTTTCGTCTCAATCAGCCCTGCGATTGGACAAATAGTCGTTGGCATCCGGCCATCTGGCTGCTATCATCGCGGGAAAGGCGTGTGAGAGCCTGGCTGCCGCGTTTTTCTGGATGATTCGATAACTTTCACGTCTGACCCTGAAAAGTCGTTCTCCACGCTTCTGCATCTGTCTGGTTACACGGTCTAGTCCGAGATATACCGTCAGCATCAACGGAGAGCCGTCTACAAGCGTCTGTGGCGCGTTTTCGTGATTAAGTCGATAAAAGTTTATCGCCTAGCATCTAAAACGCCTTAAAACAGGCTTTCTCGTGGAGTTGGAAAAAACAAAAGACTGCCATTGCTGACAGCCCATGTGCTCAATCCATCCAAGTGTACTCTTGGAACCGTTGAATCTGCTTGTTAAACGTGATGGGAAGGTCGCCTATCTCACCTTCCTTGTTCTTGCTCAACCGGAATAGATACTTGTCGGGGTTGTCGGCGGACAGAAGTATGATCGCATCTGCGTCCTGTTCGATCTGTCCGCTCTCTCGCAAGTCGGAATTAGTAGGCGTTGCTCCGGGCTTAGATGGGTTTCGATTTAACTGCGCCAGAGCCACCACGACAATGCCTGTGGTCTGCGCCAGCTCATGCAGGGCAATGGATATGGCTGTAATGGCGGCATATCTGTCCTTTGCACCTGTTTCGTGGATGAGTTGAAGATAGTCTACGAAGATGATCTGCGCCTTTTTACGGAGAGCTTGAGCCTTCATCCACGCCACGTTTTTTCCGGCAGCGGAGCGGATATATAAGGGCATCTTCATGTTCTTTGCCTGTCCGTCAATCTCATTCAAGCTGACCGCCTTATTTTTCACCGTGTCCAGAGGGCAGTATATTTGATTCGCCATCAGACGTGCGCCCAACTTGCGTTTGCTGGTTTCTAAGCTGAAATAGTACACAGTATAGTTCTGCTTTGCCATGCTTGCTGCTATTTGCAAAGATAGGGCTGTCTTGCCCGCAGACGGTCTGCCGCCGATGATTATGAAATCACCCGGCGAGATGTGCAGCGCTTCATCCAGACGTTCTAGGCCTGTCTTGATGTACATAGGCTTCTCGTCCATGTGAAGCACATAGTCGTTCAGCACATCTTCGTATGTCCACGCATCTTCTTCCTCAGCTTTCAGGCTCATCGCCTCGCCCATCTGCTGGTAAATGTCTGATAGATCAGAATAGTCAGTGAGTTCGCTTGTCATCTGAAATGCCAGACCTTGCACACGAGTAAGTGCAGCTTGTTCTCTGATAAGCTGTGCCCAACGCTGCATCTGCTCCCTGTCAATTCGTACACACTCTGATTCACAGGTTTGTACACACGCCAAGAGCGTCTGCGCTACGTCTGGATGCTGCGTGTTTATCTCGACTATATCTATCTTACCACTAGCCGTCCAATAGCCCTGAACAGCCGCAAAAGCGTCTCTCAGCTCGGGTCTGAACAAGTCAAGTTCAAGGTCTGGTATGATTTCATCCACAACGCCCGGCTTGCAGAGCATCAGCGCACCGATGAATACCGTTTGAACGTCCATTGTCATAGTCTAGGAAACTCCATCTCTGTACTTTGCTCGTACTGGTCATCCTGTTTCAATGCGTAAATGTCCTGCCATCCGGCATAGATGCTCTGGTCGAGAATGGCTTTCCAGTCATGCCGATCAAACTTTTCCAGCTTGTTGCAGAGCATTTGTTTTGCCCGGTCTGTCATAGGCTTTTTGATTCTTGTACGCATCTGTGCGAACTCTCGCAGGGATTCCATCAGGGCTTTATCACCACGCGCAAAGTCGGAGAAGATGTCAGGTTTCTTCTTGACTGCACTCTCCGGCAAGGTCTTGACGTTCGTCTGACTGTCAGTTGATACAATGGGTTCATCGTCATCTGACTTTGAACTCATAGATGAGCTGACCTTCATCTCATTTATGACATGAGGATGAGCTGACTTTCGTGTAGACCATCCTTTTGACGCAATATCGCTTCTTTTCGATTCTTCATCGAGCAGATGCTTAATCAAAATGAAACAAGATTCTGCTTTTTTTGAGTTCAAAGTCGCGTCTTTTTCTTCAAAAACGTATGCACAGATTGCATCGTAGAGTTCCAATTTCTCTTTGCTTTTGAGTGTGGAGATGGCTTCAAAGTAGTATCGTTGGAATGTAAAGCTGTCTCGTTTTTTGTCCATACTCAATCCTCTTTGTAGCGTTTGTTCCATGCTTCGATAGCATCCTCTGCCGTGTCAAACAGTGCGCCACCCATGCTTTGATTGTCTCCATCCGTGCAAAGGATACATTTTCCCCATCCTTCGTGATGCAAGTCATAAGAAAGCCCGCTCCACGGGTCTTGTTCGTACTCGCATCCCAAACGACCATGAAAGTTGCCTTCATCATCGCACACGCCAATGTAAACTGCGTTCTTGCCGCAGAACGGGCATCTCTTAAGTTCTTCCATCTTTAACCCTCCTCAAAACGGGCACTCAGCGTCAAGTTTACGTAGCCAACCTTCGCCCGGAATGTTGACTATCTCATAATACTGCCGTGCAACGTAGATTGTTTTCTGCCCATCCTCAGAAATCAGACCGACAATCAGATAGTTACCAGCAGCCATAAAGAACCAAGGGTTGCTCTTGTAGGTCTCGCCCTTCATCCAGTTCTTCATTCTTTTCACGGCTTTTTCAATGTCTTTGTCGGGGCAGTCCGGGTTTTCGTATGCAAAGAAATCATCAGGAAATTTAAGCTTTTTCACTTTCTAAATCCTTCTCTCGTTCTCACAATTCGTTTGAAACCTTCATGTAGCTTTGCGCTTTTACGGTATACAGGTCGATTGTGCTTCTGCTTGATGTAACCGCACTGCGTTTCGGACTGTCTGACAGCATTTGCAAAATGTTCAGCTGATGCAGCACATTGGTTCATCGCTTCTGTTAACGCTTCAAACCCATCCATTTTAATCCTCCTTTGGTGGTTCTGGCATATACGCCCAGTGCGTCACTTGTGCGTACTTTTCGCCAAACTCGCTTTTCTCGAAATTGTAGTAGCCTTCATAGGTATCAGTCCAGCATCGTCCATTCCAAACCGCCTCAAATACTTCTGGTTTGTCTCCAATAAGGGTTTGCATAGAAACAAGCACCGCATCGCAATCGTCAGGTGGAAGCCCTTCTTTTTCAATGGAGTGCCAAATCACTTTGCTTTCACTCATATTGTCCTCCTACACCATCGGAAACGCCATCCAATGCGTCACCGTTACATCTTTCGGCAGTCTCTCGCCTATCTCATCCCAGAACTGACCGTCTGCGTAACAGCCTAGAAAGTATGCTGTCGGCGAGATTCCTTGCAACATTTTTCCATCTATATCACGCCATGTTGTCTTGGTTGCAAGCAACAAAGGCTGCGCTCGCTCTCGTGGCGGTTCGCTTGCTGGATGCCAAAGTGTGTTAGCCATTATCCGATACCCCGCTTACGGATTGTAGGTGAGAACGAAGTTTTGTAACTGCTGCGGCAAGATGTTGATTTCGTAATGATACTTGTCCACGTCAGAACCGCTCAAATCTTCCACAATGTACATTGTGTACTCGTTAAGATAGACGTAATGCTTTTTGTATGTGCCATCGGGCAATTCAATAGTCACCACAAGTTCATTGTTGCCGTTATTGGAAATGTCCATGTTCCCGATTATTTCAAGCATCGGCGTATCAGTTCTTGCATTAACAACAGACAATCTACGAGTGACGTTGAAATTCTTTGCCTGCTGCGAAATATTGTGATTCACACGAGATGCTTCTGTGCATCCGCACAATGCGATAGATGCCGCCAATGCTACAGATAAAATTGCTTTCTTCATTGTTCTTTTCTCCCTTCAATCTCCTTGCAAACCGCCTTGTAAAACGCATCCCACGTCTCATAGTCGCAGGAATCGCCAAAGTCAAAGCCTGTCCGCTTGCGTTCTGCAATGTCACGCTCAAAGCAATCAAGCGTCTTGTCGGTCAGCTCTGGCAGAAGCGAGATGATGTATCTGCATACAAGGCTAGGCATATATGACCGTCTTCCCAAGCAGTAGCGGACAGCGCAGTTGCAGACCGCTCCGAAATCATCATTAGCGGGGTCAATCAAGCCTTTAGGCTCGTCATCTTGCAAATCATATATGGTGCAATCAAGTACGGTTGCAATTCTGAAAAGCCATTTCTCTTTGCATTTGCGCTTTCCGCACTCAATAGCCGATATGAAAGCGGCTGTCACGCCGATTCTGTTCGCAAGGTCTTTCTGCTTGACGTGCAGTTCAATCCTACGCTTCCTGATTTTCTCTCCTGCTGTCATCTTTCTTCTCCCATTCCTTGCATCCACGTTCGTCCCACACGAAGTCTGCAACGTGTTCTGACTGGTCGTTCACGCACACGCCCTCTGGCTCTGCGTACCATTTGCAAGAGCCACAGGACGGCTCAGATTTGTTCTTGCAGGATTCTGCTGTGCATCGAATAGCCTTGCCAGCGGAGAACTGCTTGATGCCCATACAAGAGCAGTGTTCGGTGGTGCAGTAGAAGTTCATTCCTCTATCTCCTTCCATCCGATAAACTCGCATAAACCAACAGTGTTATTGTCGCAACGATGAATGAGAACTTTATCGCTTATTTTGAATTTTGCGATAAACCCAATTTTGCTTTCTTCCATTTCGTTTTCAAACATCCAATCAACGATGTCTTTATCGATTCTGACATCGCCTTCGTCCGTCACGGTTGCAAAGCACTGCTTGCACCTGTAAAGAGCGCACTTCTTCATCTTCTCTGCCCTCTCTTTCCCCTGTTGAACCGTCCGATCACTCGCTTATACTCTGCATAGCACTCCGGGCACAGGTCGCCTGTGTCCCTGCGCCAAGCCCAGTCCTTGAAGTATTCGTCAGGGTTCATCATTCTGCCGCCTAGAACTGCTCCGCAGCGGTCGCATACTCGCTTGTGGTAGATTCCTCTGTCAGTTTGCATTAGTTATCCTCCCCATCCAACCTGTTTACGCAATTTTCCTTCTGACATTCATTGCAATTTCCGCAACACTCAAAAGAAAAATGCGTGATTTTTTGTGATTTATACTGACGGAGTAAATACTTATATTGGTTGTAGCAGTAAGGGCAAACAAGCATTCCGTCAACATTTCCCCATCCGGCTGCCTCTTCGAATTTTTCCCAGTGGCTAAATCCGCCGTCCATATCGCCAGTTTTCAAAAGTTTTACGAAATGCGTCATTCCGCATCTGTCGCATTTGAAAAGTTGTCCGTTTGTTCTCATTTCATTCATTCTCCCCAACATCCTTAAACAGGATTTCTTTGTCAGCTTTCCAGTCTTTGATTTTGCACGGAATATCTGTCCCCGGCACGGTCTTTTTAAGCCCGTCCATCTGCCAGACGTTCCATGAGACGGTATCTGCGATGCAGTCAAGAAACATAGGCATACAGCCGATTTCCAGCCTTTTAGCATCAAACCGATACCTAAAATTTTCGATCAGCGTCAGGAACAGGTTGCATCTTGCCAGCAAGAGATTGTCTCCCTGCCACTCATAGCCGTATGTCGATGCGTAGGCACTGATTGCCCAACACATCCACATATCGTAGTCATGAAACTGCTCTGCCAGAACATTCAGCTTCCTATCCAGCAGACCGATTCTGTCCGGCACGGCAATCATCTGCCTTGTCGTGGTATCGTATCGGCTTGTGAGGAACGGTGCTTCTCCACAGGTGACTTCAAGACAAGTCTTGTTGATGTACTCCTTCCAATCCTCGCCCACCAAGTCCTTTTCGGCAACGTCTGTCATCTTCTTGCAAATCCAAGTCGGCGTAAACACCTCTGCTTTCTTGCTGGTTCGCTTCTTTTGGTCTGCAAGTCGTTTCTGCACACGAGGGACAAGCTGAATTTTGTCTAGCTGTTCCAGTGTGATTTCATCTGCAAAGCTCACGCCCAGTTCAGGCGGCGGGTCTGTCGCCCAGATGATGTTCTTACCTGTCGTGTGGTCTTGCAAGAGGACAGGCAGGAACGTGCGCAGGCAGGGGTCGGAGAAGTCAATCAAAGTTCCCATTTGTCAGCCCTCACCATGATTGTGTTTTTCTCTTTCAGCCAGTCTTTGACGCAATGAAAACAATGCTCACGGTTCTGGCAACGTTCCGGGTCACGATGCTTGATAAGTTCGCAGATGCCCCGCGTAAAGTTTTCTGTAATATCTTCGTCCGTCATGGAGCGGATAAAATCGCCGTTAGTCATCCTCGACCACCTCTTCTGCCACCTCTTTGTACTCCACGTCAATCCCTTTAGGCAAAGCCGTCTGGTACTTCTGGGCCAGTTCTTCAGGGCTTTGAGCATTTCCTAATGGTTGCGCTGGTGTAGCAACAGTAACTTCTACGTTGTCCTTCATGCCAAAATAGTTTTTAGCTCGGAAGCACCACTCGGCAGGATTTTCCTGACCATAAATGCCGTTGTATGCCCACATGGACTGCATTTTCAGAACAGTTCTAAGAATGTATTCTTGTTGTAAACTATCATTTCGTCTTTCTCCCAGCATGATTTGTTTCAAGCTAACCCACTTGATTCCGAGAGAAAGTGCAATCCATTCAATAACAGGAGAAATTCGTGCTATTTTGCAACAACTAAAGAAAAAATCCAGTCGATTTTTGACATCAATCGGATTGTCCATGTTCACTTTCGGAAGATTATCGAAGTAGTCTGCCGCAATCATTCCTTGAATTTTTCTATCATCCTCACCATCGAGCAAAACGGACAAATCGTTCACATCAATTTCTCTGACCTTTTCCAATGCTTCCTGTTGCCTTTCCGCCAGTTTTTGACTGGCTTTCGACCTGATTTTTCTGTTCATAGCGTTCTTTTGCAGCCGCTTCTTTTCACGTTCTTTCTCGCGCTTCGCAGCGGCTTCTTCTTTCGCCTTTTGCGCCCGCTTCTCACGCTTTTTCTTTTCAGCTTCGGTAAGTGGCGGTCTGCCACGACCACGCTTCGGGGGTGTTGCCATGTGTCAGACCTCCTTTGGCGGTTCAGGAAGTGGCATCCAATGGGTGACAACGTATGGGATTTCACTCCCGACTTCTGCCCAATTTTTGTAAAAGTCCATAAAGCCAAAAATCGTATCGCCGTTATCGCAAAATGCAAGAACTGGAGTATGATGTTTTGGTTGCCTATCCTTGACGCTAATCCATTTGTCAGGAAAACCGTTCTCGCTATAAGAAACCGTTTCAAAATAGTGCGTAGCCATTCCAAGTTCTTGCTCGATATCGTTAAGGATGCTCTTGTCATCCTCGTCCGCTTCGGTTTCGAGAACAAGGTAAATTCGCTTTTTCATGTTCTCACCTCTTCATCTTCTTTTCAATGCCGTCTAGCTTCCATGCAATCTGCCAGACGGAACAGCAGTTGTCCAACTGCCGCCACCAAGCGCACTTTTCTTTCTCACACACGCACCGACCAAGCGGATTGCTGGTCATCTTCATCGGGCAGTAAAGTTCGTTGTCCATCATTTCCACCCCATTACAACAGCCGTACAAACGGCCAGACACACGTTGACGAACAGCCAAACGAGCATTGCCTGTCGCTCTTCAAACAGGTTGTCTACCATGCCTTTGATTGTCCGTTCGGACTGAACCACTACCGCCAGCAGGACTAGACAGACCAGCCAGCGAGTTGCAAATTCAAACATTGTTATCCTCCATCAAATCGTCCATGCTCAACTGACCGCTGATGTTGTCATCTTCCATCCACCAGCGAAAAACGTCCATGCCGGTCTGCCAGTCGCACGGCAAGCCTTTTACTTTTCTGACATTAAGCATTCGTTCAAACGCTGAGATGTACATTTTTTCGTAGGCTGGCCAGCGCATAAACTCACGCTGTCTGCCCCCCCTACCGGCCATAGGACAACCGATGCAGCCAACACGCTTCTGCCCTTCGCAATACAACGGATTAACAGGCAAGTGCTCGCTGTGTGTGTAGTCCCACACATCATCGTCAGACCAATCCACAATAGGATTGACAGTCATCTTGCCCTTAATGTTGCAGGTCTCGAACAGCTGCCGCTTTTCATCGTTGTCGCCCATAAGAATGATGCGTTTTTCCCTGTCGCGATGGCTAAACTCCATCGTTCCACGGTTTTTCTTTCTGTTTGTTGATTCAGCCCACCGAACGCCGGTAGCGATAAATCTATCGCGGCCAGTATTTTCTTTGAGAACGGCACAGCAATACCGCACAAGTCTTGTCGGCGGCATCAGCTTTTGCGGAATCAGCGTCCACATGGACACAGGCTTGTCCTTGTATCGTGGCATAACGATGGAGCATTTGATTCCACGCTCTTCCATCGCCTTGAACTGCTCACGGATGAAATAGACCGTTTCCGGCGTATCTGCGGTGGTATGGCTGTTGACCACCTCAAAGTTGATTCCTGCACGTTCAGCCAGAGCCACAAGCACCTGTGAATCCTTGCCGCCAGAGTATGTGACCATGAGCGGTTTCTTGTACCGATGCTCGGACAGCCGTGCAGCGTCCTGCAACCGTGCGATGGCAAGCTGTTCCTTATCCATCAGTTCCACCTTTCTCTCAGCTCTTTTTCGACCTGTTCTGACTTTGCTGTGATGTAATCTGCAAACTCGTCAGGGGTCATGTCCTCTTCTTTGAACTTGCCGACCATCTCCCAGTACCTGTCACCAATGCGGATGATTTTCTGCACCTGTTCATCGGTCAGGTCTGCATCGCACCGAAGGTTCTGAATCAGTGCGCCCCATGTAGCGGCGATGCCATCCAGAGCCATGCGGAAGCCGTACAACTGGTTCTGCCGTGCGATTTTGCGGAGGTTGGTTAACATCGCCTGTTTGCCATTCGATGGGCGGTTTCTGCGCTTATTCATCTGACTGCTCCTTATTGGTGGAAAGCTCGAATGTGACTTTTAGCTTTTTATTTCCAATAACGCCCCACACCTTTTCGAGCTTCGTTTTTTCGGAACGCTCTATTTCAGTAATAAAATGAGACAGAACAGCGGAAACTGCTTCGTCGGTCACATCGGACTTGCTTCTCCATAACTGCAATCCATCTTTCCGCTGCTTCATCATCGTTCCGGCATAGATGGTTCCGAATAGCCCACACCCAACATGATATTCAGTCATTTTTATTCTCCTTTCAGTAAATGTATCGCCATGCAACGATTTTGGCATCGCTTGCAACCCATTCGCCACTACTTTGAAACCAACGCTTGTCTGCGTACTTGCGATATGCAATGTCAAGGTCGCCGTTTTCAAACTTAATTTCGACAGCTTCACCACATTGCGGTTGAACATTCATGCTGTTCCATTCGTTTTTATTTTCGGTATCTGGTTTATGCTCTTCTGGCGTTAACCAATCATTTAATTGCTTCATGCAGGACGGACAAAGCTGAATCGGTTCTTCACCCAGTCCAAAGCGGTTTCGTTCCACCGTACAATCCAAGAACAAAATCGAATTTGCTGTTCCGTAGCACTCGTTTATGTCAGGCACTTTCCGATTAAAAATCTCTCCGCATCGGTCACACTTAAATACCATTGCCATGTTCTTTCTCCAATCTCTTTAGCAGCCCATCCACGTCATACCGCCAATGGACACGCAGCTTTTTTGCTTTGACCTCTATCCCCTCTTGCTCTGCCCAATGCCAAGGTATGCTCTTGCGGCTCTCGTTGTAACGGAACGCCAGAACCTTGCTGGCAGGGATTGCAAAGGTGCGGTTGACCGCCCTGTAATTGACTATCACATGGGCGGTCTGACCGCCGTACCCCATTGCTTCCACCATGTCAGTGATGTGCTTTTCCTTGCGGTACTTGCACTTTGCCTTGTCGTACTTGCCGAACACCTTTTCCAGAGGGATAGAGGGCGTTTCGATGGTTTTCAGCTCAAACAGGTGGTTCATTGGGTATCGGTACACAAGGAAGTCGCAGATGTTGTCGATGGAAAAGGACAGGTTCTCGTTGCCGCCGTAGTAGGTGGCAGCACTGTCTTTCAAGCGGTAGCACCACGCATCGGATGGGACGGACGCCTTGAAGTCCGCTTCAAACTGCTTGCCGGTGTTCATGCGTCGTCCTTTGGTCGTTTTGGGAGTGGCATCCAGAACGGCATATTGTCAGGAAACGACTCCGCAAGGGTCATATTCACAATTCCTGCACGTTCCGTATTGCTATACCAAACCAAAATGTTTCCCATCGAATCTCCGTCCCATTTGTGAGGTGGATTTTTCACTATATCTTTCCATTCATTCATCCTCGTTTACCTCCAAATTCACGGAATATGAGTTGCTTTGTCAGCGGGCTTTTCCATTTCCTTCATAATTCGCTTATGTTCTTCCACTGTCATGTTGTTCGGAAAAAAGCACCTGTCAACAATCTCAAACGGCTCAATATAATGGTCAAGAACATCTCGTGCTTCTTTTCGTGCTTTTTCTGCACACATTTCGATGTATTCATCTTCGGTCATGTTGTAATCGGTAATGCAATCGACCACCGAAGAAAACCGGCACAGCAGACCATTAGGTTGTCTTGCAATAAAAGCTCCCATTTATCGTTCACCTCTAAATTCACTTCCGAGAAACCGCTTCTTGCCTTTTTCCCGGTGCTTGTCCTCATAATCACGGTGGTATACGATTTGATTGTGGTTCAGCTCATACACGAATGCCTTGCGTTCCTCGAAGTCTTTCTTCTCTGCCTTGTACTTCTCGCAAGTGTCGTGACAAGCTTGGTGGCGTGATGTGCAGTTGAGACAACAGGCAATCATTCTTCGCCAAATCTCCTTTTTGTTACAGCTACGCAGAAGCTTTCGATTTCACTTGCCCAGCGTGCAGTTCCCTCGCCGTATGCTCTTTGCCAGACCAGAGGGAAACCGCCCAGACCATCGAACAGACTGCCTAGAGTAGGCTTTTCTTTCAAGTAAGGGCGCATCTTCTGCACTAACCAGAACCATTGCGGCAAAGCGATTGAGTTGCCAAGAGCCTTGTACCGTGGGCTGTCAGCGTATTTGTGCTTCTTTCCTTTGCTATCCGTCCAGTCACCAATGTCCGTCCATCCGCTCGGAAAACCCTGTAACCGTTCACATTCAACAGGTGTCAGACGGCGAACAATCCAGCGGATTGTTTTCTCTGCAATCAGGCATTCGCTGCCATTGCCGATGTTCCCCGCTTTTGCTTTCAAGGTTGAGCATTTGTCGCTTTCCTTGTAGTGGCTGAAAGACTGTTCGTTGAAGGTCTTGCGCTCGATAGCGATAGCCGTGTAGTCTGTGATTCTGTTTTCGTGGTCGCCTGTTATGGTCGGTACGATTTTCCCATCGCCGTTTCCGCGAGCATCATAAATAACAGGTTGAAACAATGTCTGGTCTTGGAGCGTTGAAAGCGTTGCGCTTTTTTCGGTTTGTACCAGCGCACCTTTACCACCACCGGCGCATCCACTACGGATTTTTAGGGTGTAGGAATTGCTCCCCCTATCACGTCCATAAGGGCTTGCCTGAGAATGTCCGGGAGTGGCTTCCCACGCCTTGACGCTCTCGTCAGGATTCCCTGACAGGCTCGTGCGCTCAAATAGTATTTCTGCGGCACGTTGTCCTCCAAAATCTGCGACAAGAGCGATTCTCTTTCGGCGTTGGGGAACTCCCCAATATTGAGCGTCAAGCTGTCGCCATGCCAGAGACCATCCGTTTCCGGCGATTGCTCCGGCCTTGCTCCATCTGCCCCCCTCGGAGGTCTAGGAATTGAAGCGTCTGGTTGTTCCACGCGGGCAAGTTCTTCCAGCACGGCTCTGAAATCTTCTCCTCCGTTGGAGCTGAATGCTCCGGGCACGTTTTCCCAAACAGCGAAAGTTGGATACATTCCATCGGTGGCTGTCCTCATTTCCTTAATGATTCTTGCGGCATCCAAAAACAGCACGGAACGGTTGTCGTCAAATCCAAGCCTTTTTCCCGCCATAGACAAGCCCTGACAAGGACTGCCGAACGTGATGCAATCCACAGGCTCTATCTTGTCGCCGTGAATCTTTGTGATGTCGCCCAAGTGCTTCATCTTTCCAAACGCCCGTCCAGCCAGATAGCGCAGCTCTTATATAAGGTAGGTGGTTTGCCTTTTGTCCCGGTAGCGTAACCGTTAGTCAAAAGGGAGCGAACCATCGTCCTCAATCACAGAGAAGTCATCGTTCCCGCCCTGCGAGTAGCCAGAGCCAGACCCACCAGACAGCGTTTTCTTCGGTCTTACCTCATAATCGCCGGAACGAATCTTGTCCACGCTGGTAAAGCGGTCAACGACAAGCTTCGTCTTGATGTTCCCATCGTTACCCATGTACTCTTCCTCACGGAGAACCACGCCGACCAGCTTGCCACGCAGGGTCTTTTCATCGTTGTTGAACTTGTAGCCGGGATTGGACTGCTCCACAGCGGTGATAAAGCCCTTGAAGAACGGCAGCGCCTTTTCTTTGTAGCTCTTGATGGTTTTGCCGCCCCATGCCCATTCGCCCGGATTCAGCTTGCCACGTTCGATAAGGGAAGCGGTCTGCTCACGCCAGTAACCTTTGAACTCGCCATCTGCAACTTCCCACTCGATGTTCAGGCGCTCCTTTGCGGGTTCGTCCGTTGCCTTGCAGA